GAATATTCAGAAAGGTACTAAAAACCTGTGGGTACGTTTGTGTCATGAGCCCACACAGTGTTTAGTGGATGTTGACCTTAACTCAGAAATGAATTTGTTTGGTCATATTCATGGAAGACAGCTTGTAAAACAATATGGTTTGGATGTTGGTGTTGATGGTCATCATTTCAGACCTATAGATGTTGATACAGTTTTCTTCTATCAGGAAGCAATACTGAAACATTATGATGTAAATGTATTTCTTTAATTAAAAAAAAGAGAATGGTGACATAAAAATCACCATTCTCTTTTTTATTTTATAAGCAATATTGTTGTTTACTTTTTTGTGTTTTATTTTATACTTCACTTTATTCTAATAAATATATATTATTTTTACGGAATAAGTTAATCAAAAAAGAATGAAAGGATTGTGTTAACTATGAAATTTCCACAGTTTTTATTAGCCGATGACGAGAGGACATTCCAAGTCATTGGAGAAATAACCAAAAACGATGATGAAGCAACTGGCATCTTTGTTGATGGAAAAGGGTATATTGATGAAAATGGATATATCTGGATTCATTCAGGTTCTGGTAAACCTAAGAATGCAAATCAGTTACCATATTTTTGGTTTGAAAATGGTAAGAAGAAATTTTCCGAACCAAATAAAAAAGTTTTTGATGTCTATAATTCATCAAAGTTGAAAGACATGAGTATCGGTATTATAGTTGATAATACCAAGGAAGGTGAGGAACTTTATTCTGAACAGGCAATAAATGATATGAATTCTGCTGCAGAAGTCTATGTTCCTACGTATAAAGACACTGATGATTTTCTAAAGAAGTTAATTAAGACTGCTATTGTAGAAAAAGGTGTAGACATTGCTAGGCTGAAATATAAAATGCCTGAGAAGTATATACTTCCTAATATGAAAGCAGCTCTCAATGGAGATACAAAAATGTCAGTGTTATATTTTATAACATGGGCTGAATTATTAGGTCTTGACTTTATGGTTGTACTGAATGATAACGGCTCGGATCCTATCGACCCGTTAAAGCAGTCACTCATATACGATAGTACAAAGGATAGAGTTTTAAGGGAGAGTGAAATGAAATGAAATTAAATCTCGATACCTATGAAATGGTATTTAAAAAGGAACCAAAGGTTCGTGGTAAATTTATTAATAGAGAACTTTCATTGATTGATTTTGATGAGAGAGTCTTATTTTGTGCAACTGATAAAGAAGTTCCTTTAAATGAAAGGTTAAACTTTTTATCAATTACGGATTCTAATCTTACCGAAATGATATCCGTGAGATTTGCCAATGCATTTCATAATAAAGATACTGAGCCTTATGGTAAGATTCTCAAGAAAATTATCTCATTTAAGAAAGCTCAAAATGATGTTTATACTTCATTAAAAAATGAACTTGGGAAAAATGGAATAAAATTCATGAAAGTATCTAATCTTGATAAAAAAGAAAGAGCAAAACTTTATAATGAATATATGAGAAACATTTTTCCTTTGTTAACACCTGTGAATGTTAGAATAAATGATATTCCGGATATATCATCGGGTGAGTTATGTCTAGCAGTCACGATAATGAATGGTTCTATTGATGAACTTATTATGATACCATTAGGTAATATAGATAAGATTTATCAAATCGGAAATAAAGTGCTAATGATAGAAGACATAATATTCAGTTTTATGTCTGATACGTTATTCATTAATAAAGAAATAACGTCGAAAGGTATTTTTAGAATTATTCGTGATGGGTCTGTTATTCTATCTCATGATACTAGTCGTTTTATAGTAGATAGAATGACTGATACTATAAAGAGACGTGAGCATGGAACTCCAATATTTGTTGAGGTCAATAAAGAGGCTTCCGATAGTTTAACAGATATGATTATGAATATTTTCAAGATACCTAATAATCATATCTACAGTGATTCAAGTATCATTTATTATCAAAGGTTTTCTCAGCCTTTACTTGATTCTAAGGAATCGTATAAGGCATTTAAGCCGTATGAATATGAAAATGAAGAGAATTACCATGACATGTTTGATGCAATAAGCCATGAGGATATATTACTTCATCATCCATATGATAGTTATGAAACCGTTGTGAAGTTTATTCAACATGCTGCTGTTGATAAAGATGTTAAAGCCATCAAACAAACACTTTATAGAGTTTCATCTGTTGATTCTCCAATAGTTGAAGCTCTTTGTACTGCCGCTAGAAACGGTAAAAAGGTTTCAGTACTGATAGAAATAAAGGCTAGGTTTGATGAGGAAAATAATATCAAACTCATATCCAAACTTCAAAACGCTGGTGCCGTAGTTATTCTTGGTAATGAATATCTAAAAACACATTGTAAACTTTGCGTTATAATACGTAAAGAAAATGATAAATTGAAGATATACAGCCATGTTGCTACTGGTAACTATAATGAAAAAACATCTAGAATTTATACAGATATTTCATATTTTACCAGCCGGCAAAAAGTTGGAAATGACTTACTGCATATATTTAACATTCTATCTGGACATTCTAATCCTGATGAAAAATTACAAAAGATATACTATTCTCCAGTCACACTAAGAAAACAGCTCATTAGTTGTATTGATAGAGAAATAGCACTTGCTAAGAAAGGTAAGAAAGCTGAAATATTTATGAAAATAAACTCTTTATCCGATAAAATAATGGCTGATAAAATCTATGAAGCTGCTGATAAAGGAGTTAGTGTATATATCATATGCAGAGGAGTATGCAGCATTGTACCAAGAAAAAATCTATATATCAAATCTATTGTAGGTAGATTTCTTGAACACAGCAGAATATATTATTTTGGTAATGGTAAAAACCATGAATATTATATATCTTCTGCTGATCTTTTGACTCGTAATCTTGATAAACGAGTTGAAACGTTAATTTCACTTAAGGACTCTGCTGTAGTAAAACAGCTTAAGTGGATAATTGACGTGTATAAGAATGACAATTCAAATTCTTTCATTATGCTTAAAGACGGAAAATGGCATAAAAAGAAAGGTGACTTCTCATGCCACGATTGGTTTATAAAGCATACTAATGACAGAAAAAAGATTAAGAAAGGATAATGATGAATATTATGAATAATACTATTAATGAAATATTTAATGTAATGAATTTTGTGGTTAATGATATTGCTTCAGAAACGATTTCAACTGTTTCTGAAGCGTGTGAGTTAATATCAGCCATATCTAAGTTTATGATAGGTAAAAAAGATGACTCTGCTAAGGCTGAAATGTCTAGTATTATTTCGTCTATAGATGATCTTAATTTACTAGGATTACATCTTTTTAAAATTGAGTTATCACTAAGCTATGCTAATGAACAGATAGCTTTGATATCTGGTTCATCAGATAGTGCATGGAAAATAATGTATCTGATATCAGAACTTTTTCAAAGTTTAAATTCAGCAGGAAACAAAGCTAATGATGTCGATGTTAATAAGAATAATCAATCTGATGAAAAAACAGAATTAAAGAATAAAATTAATGAACTTAAAGAACTTGCGGAGTTTTTCGATATTGCTGTTATATCAGCACAACAGCTTAACCGTGTAGGTGCAAGTGTTGTAGATACTACTGCGATAGAAATGAGAACTGAAATTATCACACTTGTTCAGTCTTACTGTAATATGTACGGCTATAATGTACAGTTCATTACATTAAATGAAGACGGAAGAATTGTAACAATAGATAACGTTACAAATTAAAAATATGAATAACTATTATCTCTGATACAAGGAGATAATGTTAATAAAAACATTTTTATATTGAAAGGACGGATGGTTATGAATTTCATGACTGCAAAAACAAAAATTGAGGATATGCTGAGCACTCGCCAGCAGATTTTCAAGGAGACTGCTGACCTTGTGGCAGGGTCAATTATTGACCGTGCACAAACAAAGGGAATCAATAACATTGATTCCAACGTAAGAGACATAGACACTCTCCTTGCAGGTTTCTCAGCGGAAGAGAGAGTGACAATTCTCGAAATGGCTATCGTAAAGCTTGCTGCAAACGGTAAGTTTGGTTATAATAACGATAGCGGTAAGAAGAAAGACGGTGGCGGAAACTACAATCGATTTCTTGGAGGAAATCGTTATTAATTAAAACAAGGGGTTGAGAATATAAAAGTATTCTCAACCCCTTTATTTTTTATAAGGAAGTGATAATTATATGTCTGAAATACGTGTATTTCATTCACATATTGAAGTGTATCCATATAAACAAGGTGATATGTTTCCATTGGAAAAGATATTATCTAAATTTGATACTATTACACACAGATATATTCCCATTGGATATTTTATTCAAAATAATATTCTGTATTTACCAAGGGGAATTAGTTTATCTATGTTGCAGGGTATGTTTAATAATATACCAACTATAGAAAGAGAACATGACCCCTGTGCCAAAATAAAAAAATGCAAGATGACATATGAACCAAAAAATCGTATACAAGAAGAAGCAATATCATTTCTTACTTCTACTGGAAAATTTCAACCGGGAGCTGAATTTTCACAATTTAGTTTAAACTTAGATACCGGTGATGGTAAAACGTTTTGTATGTGTAGTGCTATTCTTAAGTTAGGACTCAAATCTATAATAATTACACATAAAGAACGAATCAAAGAACAATGGATAAAAACTTTCATAGAAATGTCTACAGTTAGTGAAACGCAGTTATATGATATAAGTGGTTCAGAATCTATTGATTTAATAATGAAAGGTAATGTAAAAGCAGATATATACTTTGTCAATCATCAAACGTTGAGTTCATATGCAAGAGTTCATGGGTGGACAGCTATACGAGATTTTTTTAAGAAAATTAAAGTTGGGATAAAAGTAGTTGATGAAGCCCATAAGTTCTTTGAAAACTCATTGATGATAGACTACTTTTCAAATGTAAAGAAATCATTTTATCTCACTGCTACATTTACTAGAAGTGATCCTAAAGAAATAAAAATATTTAAATCAGCTTACTCGTCAGTATATCGTTTTGGTGAAGAGACGATGGATTATGAAGAGAAACGTAAGCACATAGTATTTATAGTTGTTTATTATCACAGCAGACCAACACTGCAACAACGAAATCTTATTTCAACATCTTATGGATTTTCATCATATAGATATATTGATTATGCATTAAATGAAGAAAATAACAGTATGATGAAGGTTCTTCAAAGAATAATTACTCAGACAGAAAATCTTAATGGTAAGACTCTTATTATATCTCCAAAGATTGAATCTGTTGAATATATTGCAAAAGAACTTGATAAGTATACAGATAAAACAGTTGGTACTGTTCATAGTAAGAACAGTGTTAAACAGAACGAACGCGGAATTAATTCGGATATCATATCATCTACAGTAAAATCAATAGGTGAGGGTGATGATATTAAAGGATTAAGGATACTGATTAATCTAGAACCAATAGGGTCAAAAGCATTAGCTGACCAATTACGTGGTAGATTACGTGAGTATTCTCATGATGATGATACATTCATGTTTTATCCAGTAGACACATCTATCAATGAAACTGTGGTATTTTTAAAAAGAATTATGCCAGTAATGAAAAAGAAATGTAAAGAAATAATAATGATACACATGGATGATATTTAGATAAAATTAAGAAACGGATTAAAGTAATCCGTTTCTTAATTTTTTTTTAGGTATATATTATTTTTATATATTTAAAATAAATTTAGGAGGTTTTACTATGATGAAAAAACTTTTACAAAAAATATTTGGTGGTGATATTTTAATTATTAATGCGTTTATATCATCTCTAATGTTTGCAGTAGTGTTACCGTATAATCAAAAAGCCATCTTTTCAGTATTACCTGAAAAATACTATTCAATGTCAGTAATACTTGAGTGTATTGGGGTGGTTGTGTATTCTAAATTATGGAATACTTATCGAGAAAAATTATATAAAAGATTTGTTTTGTTTTCGGTATTCGATTCATTACATTTCATTGTATCACTTCTCTTATATTTGCTAACAAAAAGCATAGTAGTTTACTATATAATAGACACCATACTTTTTACTATATTTTCCAGAAATGTGATTTCTGGATGCAATACATTGTTGGCAAAGAGATATAGTGACCCTGAAAAGCGGAATTGTTATGATAACAATATAGCATCAGTCTCTGGTGTTGCTACAATATTAGGTAGTAGCTTGTCAATAATGGTTTCGCATATAGGATTTATATTCGTTGTTATAATAATTACAATATTGAATTTGATTGACAATATCTTATTCATAGTTGTAAAAATAAAACAAGACAAACATGAATAAAGATGAAAGAATATAGGTATGCGCCTATATTCTTTTTTTATTATAAAACCGTAAACTTAATAATTTCATATATATAATATTTCAGTGTAATAAGATAAATGATATCTTAATCTAACTTCATAGCGAAGGCGTCAGATTAAGATATTATATAGATTATTACATAAACAGCAGTAAGTGGTTTCTCGGAACTTCTATGTTCCCTCTGTTTACCACAGTCAATAAAACAGAGTATAAGTACAATAAGGAGGTACTTATTATGACATTAACAGAAAAAATGGAATTAGCAGAGTTGATTCGTGGTATCGTTCGTGAAGAGCTGCAGAGAGTGCTTGCGGAAAATAATAAAACTGTAGACAGCGGCACTACTACAACTACCACCGGCAGCACTGAAAATGCAAAGGCTTATTTGAAGAAAATAAGCCCGATGATGAGTGAGTATGTGAGCCGATATACCCTCTATGATATCAGCAAAGAAATGAAGTCAGTACTTACAGCTGACGAAATAAAGTACGTCATTATCCACCTGGACTCAAATAACTTGTGTAGCAAGAAAAACAGCAGAGACCTAAGTGAGATGCTGTTTAAGTAACAATAAGTGCGGTGTGAACAATTGTTCACACTGCACTTTATTTTTTTATTCAATTACAAAATATTTTCTTAAATAATCTTCCTGTGATAAATATTTTTTTTCATTTAGTTTACCATGTTTTTTATTATAGGCTTCTTCTCTTCTAGTTTCGGCATCAGCACGTATTTTATCAATATCATGTTTTCGTTTATTCTCTCTTTTACGAGATATAAAATTAAACTGTCTTCTACTAGAATATCTAAGCATATAAATTTCTCCTTATTATAATAACATTGAGTCTACATCAATTTGTCTGGATTTTACTAAGTTTTCATGGAATTTTTTCATTCCTAAACGTTTGGTAGTTTCAGCAGGACGGGAACATAATAAACCTATATTAATTTTACCAAGTTTATAATAGAAGTCACCTGCACATTTGTTACACAGGCATTTAGTATTTCCATATCCTACACAGAACATGGGGCTTCTTAATTTAACAGTTTTGCCGATATATTTAGGAAGTACCTCGTTTGTCAAACAAATAAGTTTTGAACCTTCAATAATATATCTATATGCAAAATCGTCATAACCTTTTTGAGGTATAGTAATAGTTAAATATCCTAAACTTCCACAATCTGAATCTTTAGGTCCTAATACTTCTGCTTGCATTGCAGAGATAAGTTCTTTTGAAAGATAACCAGATACTGCTGTACCCTTTGCTTTAGGATAAGCTCCTCCAATAATTTCATTAGAGTGTGCAGGAATATCTTTTTTATCAAGACCATCAAGTAATGCATTAGTTAGAATATTAAATCCACCATACATTTCATTTTTAATTGCACCTCTCATAAGGTACATGTTTTTATAGTTATTACCTATTGAACCACGAGCACCAGACACATAAAGATCCATACCAATATCATCTTTAAGAGCTTCTTTTGTTTTAGCAATAAGTTCTTTTTCAATGAGCTCAGATGCTTTCGGGTCTCCATTAGCGAGTTCATTTTTATACTTTTCTAAGAGCTCCTTTTTCAGTTTCTTTACTTCGGGTGGAACTTTAAGAATTGTTGGTGTAAATGATGTTGTTATTACTGCATGGAATTGGAGACCTAACCAGTCACGCATATCTGTATATTTATACATCTGATCAACTGTTATTTTGTCATCTTTTAATCCTGCAGTTATAGTATTTTCTACTTTTCCAAATCCACCATCATCAAGCACGTAATTGACATATCCAAGTATATTTCCTAATCCAACTTCTTCAATCATTAATTTATTAAAAATAAATCTACCTAAAGTTGTTTTTGTAGGACTTGATACTAATGGATATTCACTTGGAGTTATTGTTAATATATCAGTACATGAATATTTTGATTTACTTGCTTTTATAGGTTTTTTAACTTTTTCTTCAGGTTTCGTAGTTTCTACTGTTTCAATATTAACAGTATTACCAAACCACTCAACTAATTTAGAAAAAGTTATATCACCGGGTTTTAATGAAGTGAAGTATTCAACATCTTCATTACTGAGGACTCTATCAGAAGATTTTGGTTCTTTAGTCATTGTGTAGAATGTCTGTATAGCCTCATTTTCAACTTTACGTATATTTTTACCAGAAGCATTTATAAAGTACGATTTACTATTCATAGCACGTCTACATTCTTCATTAGCTTCCTGAGTAAAAACAATTTTAACAGTCGTTTGGTCACCATCATAGTCGCCATCGAGTCCAGGTAAATATGAATTCGAGAACTGGACAGAATCAATGAATTTACTAGCCATTTTATCTGCGGGAACATCAAATTCTATACTTGGATACCACGGATATACTTGGCCATTGTATGAAGCTACAATAGTCTTTGTTGTTGATACTACTCTTATTTTTGCTAAGAATATACCAAACTCATCAAGTAGAGGATAACGTGTTACAAGACAGTATTTATCTTTTGTAACATCATACGCAGCCATATATAAAATATCTGTCCATGTCAGATATCTATTAGCTTGTGTTGCTAACTCTACTTGAGTGTTAGGATCTAATATTTTTCCTTTAAATCTTAAATAACCTTTTTTATTAGTACCTTCTAATGGAACTTCAATCTTATTAAATCTTGACTCGGGGTCTTTGATATAGAGATCAATCATTTTCTTAAAATATTTTTCGTTAAATGTTGATGACGGATCTTTTAACTTAACTAAGCCAGTATCAGTATTGTTAAAACCATATACAGCATTTGCTATTTGACTATTGTCAATAACCTCTCTCTCAAAAAAGTTTTTGACCCAATACATAATAAATGGATACGCCAAGCTACAAACTTGTGATATAGGAATTGCTGCATGTCTGAAATCAGTTAACATGTCTTCAGGTCTTTCAGCATGAAACGTGGGTGCTGTTATAACAGTACGTGTACAATAGTCAACGTTTCTTCCTAATAAGTATTTACGTAGTAATCCATTTTTCTTTTCAAGCTTTGTTTTAAAATAATCATATATTTCAACAAGAGTATTCTGTATATTAAAATTAGTAGCACTAAACTGGAAATCAAAGACATCTTTATCTTTAACAAGATTGGTATATCTAATTAATTGCGAATATAATTGATTTATATTTCCAGTTTCACCGCTACCACTTTTACTATATGTTACATCTCTATAAAAAGCAGGTATTACTAAGCAATAATGAATAAATATTTCATTTTTTTTACTTTTGGTAATAAGGTCAATTCTTTCATTACGCATGCCTTGTTCTATAGAGTATTCCCATTTTATTTTATTCCAGTTATTATAAAGGAAATCTAAACCAGTATCTCCATTATCATCTTTTACAAGTCTTCCATCCTTATCAATAGAATAATACTCCTCACCGTTTATAATTCTTTCTACATTTCTATACAAACGTTTCAATGCTTTATAAATATGAGGATGAAAAAAATAACCATGAAGATTGATATATGCAAAAGTTTCTTTTCTGGATTTTGTTGTTATTCCAAAAATTTCATTAGATATTAATCCATTTGGATGAGGTATACCTCCTCTTTGAAATAAAACACCAGATGTAACTTCTTGTAGATGATTCAATTCAATGAATTCTTCCATATTGAATAAATCAATTTTCAAATTTATCACATCCTTTATATTAAATATTAACCTATTGTTTTTAATGGGTATTTTTAGAAACAGACAAATATATAAATATTTTTTTAGAAATGAGGGTAATGATAGATATGTTTAATAATGACTTATTTACTGAAGCATATTCAGGTAAAACTAAGACTCTTTTGAAAATAGAAAAACTTTTGGATGATATGTGTAATAGAATGAAAGTAGACCCGGATGCTGACTATACCAATTCGTTTGAAAATAAGCAAATCTGTAATCTTTTTAAAGAACAATTTGGATTTAAAAATGTATATATAATTTGGAAAAGAACTCCTAGAATGGCTCCCAATGCATTTACATTAATGAGCGTTAATGTATTATGGAGAGATAAAGGAAAATTCTATGATAAGAACAAAAAAAATTTTTATGATAAACAACATAAACATACAGTATATATTGAAGTATCACAATCAATGGCTAGAGATATAGACTTGAGTGGTGCTGAATATTTAGCTATAATTTTACATGAAATTGGACATAATTTTGATACAAGCCCTTATATGGTAATTTCTGTAATATTTACTTGGATTAAATTATTGGCTGAGGTTATAACCAAAACTGTTATAATAGATCCTGAAACACAAGAGGAAATAGTCATGAAGGGAATCAATCCTCAAGCAATTTTATCAATGGTAGTTAATACTAATCCAGGTAAAACCGTTTATGGATCAATTCAACAAGCATTTGAATACATCAAGGATAAATTTAAACCTATAAAAAGATTTATGTCATTTTTAAGGATGATAACCAGTGAATTATATAAAGCTATAGTAAAAGTTACTACTCCTATTTTAATAGTTCCTCAGACTATAATGTATGGTATATTAAGTCCTGTATATCATTTAATGACTGTTCCGACACGTAAAACAGAAATATATGCTGATTCATTTGCATTATATTATGGCTATAGTGTTGAACTTTCCAGGGCACTTGATAAACTTACTGACGGACTAATGATACGTAATAGTAAAGGAAAAGTTGTTGATCTCACTGGTATTAACAGGGTACTTACAGATATTGCCATGACACAATATTATTTAACACTGGTTCTTATTGGTGCAGACCACGGGTCTAATGAAACACGTTTATTAACAAATATGAAAATTATTGAAAAAGAATTAAACGAAAATAAATATCCACCCGAAGTAGAAAAAGATCTGAGAAATCAGATAAATGGATTAAAAGAAGTATATAGTGTATTTAAATCTGGAGGGGAACAATCATTAACTCTTTTAGGTGGTGCACGTGAAATAGTTGAATCAATATTTGGGGGAAGATCTGATTATATAGCTAAGTTTTTCCCATCATATATTGCAACTAAAAATGATGAACCTTTAAATTTAGAAGAATCTACTAATACAGAAATCGATGATATAATTGATTCAATTATATCAAATGATGAGTAAATAAAAAAGAATCTGATACTTATCGTTAGTATCAGATTCTTTATTGTCATGTATTAGAAGAAGGATTATGTGGCATAGCTCTCATCTCAACCATTAGATTAGCGATAAATGAGTCACCATTTTCTTGTAGGTATTTTTGATATCTATCCTCAAGTGCTTGTAAGACATATACTTCAATATATCCTTTTGCTTGACTATCATAATATTGCAGGGTGATAAAAGATCGTATGCTTTCTTTATCGGATTCTATCAATAAATTCATGTTAGAATGGACTACATCTATTTTTGTATTTATTTGCTCTTGTTTTTCTTCGTATTTTGTCATCCTCGTTATTATTGCTTGATCTTTTTCTTCACTTAATTCTTTAAATTCACTCATCTTTGTATTAATATCGGTAATAGTACTATTAAAATTAGCAGACATATCTCTTACACTTTGAGCAAGTTCTAACATTTCATCTTTAAATTCAGTATTATCGCGACTTTCATTTGCCTTTTGTAATATTTCAGCATCATGTTCAGCTATTTGTTTTTTTAATGTTTTATAAGCCTTAAGTATAAAACCACCACAAACAACAATAACCGATAGAGCTATACCGAGCCCTGGAGCGACTGAATTCATAAAATCAATAAATGTTCCCTCCATAATTCATATACCCTCCTTAGGTAGAAAAATGTATTATTATTGAATTGTTTTTATATGACTACAAGCTACTCAATAATTATAAATATATACAACATATAAATAAGGTTTTTTTATTATGCACTAATTTTTCGTCCTTCCTGTGAAAATAATGTGATAGCAAAATAATTTGCTATCACATTATTTTTTTACTTCCTATTAATATCGAGATAATTGGCTAAATAATACTTATCTTCTCGGTTTTTATTAAACCCAAGATCAATTATATCAACTGGATATGATGAGAACATGTCGTTATGAGTTATTAGAAAACTTTGTTCAGAACCAATTCTATCTATTTGATTTTCCAGTATTCTTATAAATTTTTCTCTGTTCTTTATATCTAATGGTCCATCAATTTCATCTAATAGCATTATATTATATTTACTTAATGTTTGTGATGCTAAACCGAATGATAGTGCTATTGATAAGAAACTCAATTCTCCTTGTGATGCATATTTAACATCGTTTATTAACTCTCCTCTATTATAAAAGGGAATTGAAAACTCGGTAGGAGTAATTTTAAAATCGTCCAGATATATTTGACCATTAAAGGCTATATCCAATAATTCATTTGTTATTTCAACAGTATTACCAAGATAGCTTTTTATATAGTATAATGGCATTCCTTTTTTCGATGACAATGCCTCTTTGGTTAATGTCATTTCATCAAATTTTATATTGTATAAATCTAATTCTTTTTTAATAGAATCATATTGATCAATATTTGATTGTAATTTTTGTATTTCAGATGATAAGGTATCGATACTAAATTTAACTTTATCAATATCACGTTCACATTCTCTAGCATTATCTCTGTTTTTTATATAAGAATTATAGTCATTAAAAAGTTTTTCATAAAGAGCTTCTAACTCATCATGTTTTTCGAAAGTTTCTTTCAAATCATTATATGTCTCAATCGTATTTGTATCATCTTTGATTCTCTCAGATAATTTTGATATTATCTTTTTAAGATCTATAATCTGTTCTTGATATTCATTTATTTGATTACTAATGGATTCCATTTGTTCTGATATATATTTAAAGTTAGATGTCTTTTCATATCTTGATATGGATTTTTCAAGTTCTACCATTTTACTAGTTAACGATACATAATTATCATATTCTGTTACGGTTGAGAGAACATCATTCATTGCAGTTTCATTAAATATCCGAGTGCATGCTGCGATTGAATTGTAGATATTTACTGTTTTAAAATCATTTTGTATACTGGGTGGTAATCTCTCTATTATAGATTTATAATCTGCAAATGAAAGTAATACATCTCTTATATTTTGATATGCATATTCCATATCTTTATAAAAAGATAAATCTTTTTTAGACTCATGTTCAACTTCACTATTCTCGAGTAAATTCTTTACTTGAATCCATAACTGTTTTGCTTCACACTTATCATTATTACAGTTTTCAAATATTTTAGTATCATTAACTGTACTCATTCTTCTGGAGACAGTTTTTAAAAACAACATCTGACTATCTTCATCAGAGTCTAAACCCATAATATGAGTATTTATATATTGTATCACATTACGATTATCTTGTAATAATGAAATAATCTTCGACACAACTTTTTTTCCAAATTCATAAGTTTTATCAAGTTTATTTTGTGTATTTTTTATAAATACATAAAATTTATCAAATTCATCTTTGGTGAAATCATAGTTATATTCACCTAATAAAATTTCTATTGACGCTATTTTTTCTGTTAATTTTCTACGTTCCTCGATTAGAGATTGAAGTTCTTTGTCATTATTCTCCTCTTTTTGATATTGTACTTCAAGACTACGGTGTTGTTCCTGAAGTTGATTAAGTGTAGATAAATGATTTTGAATTAATATATTAGAGGAATCGATTTGTGCTTGATTGCGTATATTTTGCTTTTCCAATTCAATGATTTTAGATGCATAAAAAGAAGCATCTGTTGATTCTAAATCATTAGCATTTTCGAGAATTTTATTCATTTTATCTAATTTCTTTAATGTACTAGATAACCTATCTTTTAGTGTTGCAGTATCTTCTATTTTTTCTATTTCATGATTATATATTGATAAAAGACCTGATAATTTACCAAACTTTTCTTGCTCTTCTTCAACTCGTGCTTTCAAAATAACCAAACGTTGTTTTGCCTCTTTTTTATCTTGTATACCTAATTTATTCATTTTATCAACCAAATGTGATATCATCGCTTTTACTTGAATTAGGTCATTATTAATTTTTTTATAATATGAGAGAAAAATTCCTATTTCATCAAGAAGTTTACTCATGAAAGTTTTACGTTCAGTTTCTGTTAGGTTTATCATCGAGGTAACGTTACTACCTATTCTTATAAGTTTAAGATGATCTGGTTCGATACCTAACTCTATTCTTACAAGTTCTTTAAATGATGTAACATTTCCATTCTCATTTAATTCATTACCATTTTTAGATATATAAGATTTAACGGAATGATTTTTATTAGTTTCTTTATGAGCTTTATATATATGCTTAATTATATAATAATCATTATTATAAGAGATATGGATTTCTTTATATCCATCTAGACCTGAAAGTATAAGATTTAAACTATCACGTACGTCTAAATTTCCTACACCTGCAAATGGATGGAGTAGACTTAATATGGTAGTCTTACCCGAACCATTTGGTCCAATAAGTAAACAAACTTTATTCATTGTATTACTAAAATCAATACTGAATTCATTACAGTCCATTGCATTCTTTATAGCTGCAAAGTTTTTAAATATAATTTTTTCAATTTTCATAAAAATATTCCTTTCATTATAAAAGTCATTATTTTTAAGTTTTTTCAATAATATAAACATATAAATAACTCATATTTGTTCGTTTTTTTAAAATTCCAAGTTTTGACGTTAGAATATTCATATATGTTGGATACACCTCCACATATAATCTATTATGATTATAAGCTAACTTAAAAAATTTCCATCTAACGTTAGGCTTGTTATTATATATGCCCATCGGTATAATGACTGCAACTTTAACTAACTCTTTGACCGCACTGCTCAAAACGATCACTTTAGTTATTGGCTTAATTGCAATAACACTGTCATTTGTTTTTTGGTCCTCCGATGTACAATATTACAAGTCATTATACTACTCCTAAAAAATTGTGAGAGTGTACTATAAAGTACACTCTCACATGTTTTTTATTTTAGATTATAAATAGATTTTATCATATCGTTAACATTCTCAACATTTACGCATACTAAAATTCTATATGTGTAGTATGGTGATTTATTATTAAAATATATTGTCATTGTTCTATAATCAATTCTGTAATCAGTATTTTCATGTTGTATTATACCTTGTCTTCGAACTTTTATATCTAAAAATTCAAGTAAAGGTAAACCGTTATCAAGGTGATATTTTATATTAGCTCTCAGTGAATTATTGAGAAGTTCGTCTATACAAATAGAGTCAAATTCTTTTTCAAGTCTACACGAAGCTTTACTAAATAAGTGCCACCCTGGTCTAAGATTTAAATCTTCTCGTGTAAGAACATCTGTAAATACTGGTATAAGTTTATCAGATTCAGCATCAATTTTAGGAAGTTTGATATTATAGATATTATCATTGAATATGTAATAAAAGCCTGTACTATAGAATTCGAGTCTCATGGAGAATGATACCTGATATTGATTCATAATATGACCGTTCTTTTCACCTTCATCCCAACTCAAATCTGAGAACATTGTATCTATATGAGTAGGATAGTATCTATAAAATTCTCTAGTACCACTACTACCTTGAAGTTTATATGTGACAGGTGACATTGAGTTTTGTTCAAGATATTGTAAGAATGTTTTAGTGGAATTATCAGCATCAAATAATGGTATACCTGAAATATCGGATACTATTTTTAACATTTCTTGTGGAATGTAACTCTCTAAGAACACTGGTTCAAATCTTGAACTATTCCATACAATGGCGTTTTGTAAATAATGAACATAATCGATTTGATTCATTAATGTTGAAAATATCATTATTACATCGACATATAATATCGAACGATTTTGTTGATATTTTATTATTAGATCATTCCGGGGATCCTCAAAGAACGGCTGAAGATTTGTGGCACCTCTAGTATGATATAAATTATACTGTCTCTCTATAAGAGGTGTTCCTTTAAGAAAACGTTCCTCATCCTCTGTTCCTATTCTCGGTCTAAAGATTATCATCGGTTTCGTTTTCTTAAGGAATTCATGATTAGTACTTCTTATTTGTCTATGAGCAATTTTTGAATTAACATGAATTGTTTTAAACAAATCTTCGGGCATTATGTCAAGAACATGTTTTTGCGCCCATGCTAATACATTACCATATGTATGTGACATACTTGTCATCATACTCACAAATCGTTTATTTGGATTATATCTATTATCAAGGACTGATGCATCTACCATATGAAGACGTTTTTCTTCTTCTTCTTTTTCTTTTTGTAATCGTTGATATAAATACATTAAAAATTTCTCCTTTCACTTAAGGATTTGATGTATGTTAGTATTTTGTTTTTGAATGAAAATATAACACTGTATTAATATTTTATTAGAAAAAATAGAGAGGGGTCATACTAATGAAGAAAAAACTTATTTGTATTCTTGGTGATGAAAAATCAAAGAAATCAGAATTTGTAGCTCAAGCTATTAAATATGCAGATAATGAGAATTTCATAATGGACTATGTGATAGACGATAATATCGATTTGGAACATAGGAAGATTTTAAAAATGACTAATCCTAAAGAAATGAATGATATAATGACAAGTGTAATCAATCAAGACCTTCAAGTTATAGTTATTTTTATAGACAACCCATTTATTAAATTGAGTGACGAGTACAAAAAAATTAAAAGAATAATGAAATGTAAAGGATATAATAATAACAAAACCAATAAAATTACTTTTGATTCTTATGGTTTTACATTTATCAACTTACCAATTATAAGAAAGTATGAAATAAAAAGATTTGTTAACAATTGTAAGAAATTTATTAATAGTAACGCATATAATCCTGAAATATAAAAAAAAGAGAGTGTGTGAATAAATTTATTCACACACTCTTTAATATTAACCAATAAATTTCTTGATATATCTATGGATATATTTATTATCCATGACCCAATCGAGAAAATACAATGCTGAAATAGCTGTGGGTATTTCGTCATATTTACTAATGGCATACCTGCTTCTCATTATCGGTTTACTTTTCATAAACGCTTTATAAAGTTCTGGGCGTTTATTAAATTTAGTATCTTTTATTGCGTCACCAAGAGCGACCAATATATATTCATTATTGTCATTTATTTTTATCCCCTCAATTTTCTTAAACTTTGGGAGATTTGTTAAATCATAATCCCCCGATGCTAGAATATAGCTTAACCTGACAATCGTGAATATAACTTTATCATCTTCTCCGGAAGAGAAGAAGAATGATCTCGGTACTAATTCGATAAGATCATTCATCGCTTTTATAATAAGGCGGTTTTTATCCTTATTGTTAGAATCTTTTCGCCTATATGATGAATATAAAATATTCTTTAGAAGTATATTCCTATATTCATAATCATTAGTTACCTGCCTTATTAGATATATTACATCATCATATATATCTGAAATTTTCTGGTAACTTTCTTCATATTTATTAAAGTTACCAAACCTATTTTTTGTCATTTTCTCCAATGACCCAGTTATTAAAGACTGTATATAATGACTTAAAACCCTCAATCTAAATGTATAGGTTTTTGGGTCCATTGTCACATCCCAATGTAATATAGACTGAGACATGAAATTTTCGTCATTGATATTTATTCCATCATCTTTAATAACTAATTCATCATCATTCGTTGTTTCGAAATACGTATCACGTGGTATACCATTAATATCACATAACACTGTAGCTAAACTTGTTTCCAAATTTGCTGCTGAAATTTCGAATTGGTTTTTTGGCTCATACCCAATATCATGGTGTTTTAACCTAACACCATTATCTTTATCAAGAATATTACGGTTCTCGATAAACTCTAACATGTCATCCGATATAGCCTGCTTCTTCTTACTCATTTAATATCATTCCTTTCATTTATTTTTGATAAGAGTAAAATATTATACATAGTGATAATATATAAATAAAAGAAACGTATGTAGTTTTATCTACATACGTTTCTTTGTTAAAACCACTTATATTTTTTATATTCTTCATTAAAGAGTATGTACCTGAGCCAATCATCTACTAAAATTGCTATTAAAGAAATAAACACCCAAAGTATTGAAAAATACAAACATATCTGACCGTTTATATTAAATGGTAAATTAGAATAATCCCAAACATTTAAACCGAGTTTGATATTTACAATATACCCAGTTGTATATTCAAAGCATGTTATTATGAAACCACTTATAAGCATTTGTTTTATTACTGGCATATCCCAAGTATACCAATTATTTAATCCACCAATAACTATTCCACATACTCCAGCTAAAATAAACATAGATATATGTGAATAACCTCTAAAAAGAATTTCTAGATTAACATAGATAGAACCATTTGTAATAAACAAAACTAAGTATTTAAAAATACATTTAAGTATAAATTGAATTTTCTGTTTCATAAATATCACCTCCGAAAATTTTTTGAGATGGCATGATTAACTTAATCATGCCATCTCAAAATAAGGGCGATTACACAAAAAAATGTGTAATATGTCAGTACTTTAGGTTTAAAGTACTTTAAAAAATATGATAAAATAAATATTAAATTGTCGGTGTTAAAACCAAATGCATGATTTTATCATAATGTTAATTATTATTCAGGAGTATTGACATTAACAGGTTCATATTTTGAAAAATCAATGTCTACCTGAAGAATTTCATCAACAGATTCAGCATTTTTAATGAGAATTTCATTATGCTGCTGATACGTAACAATTGGTTTCACATACTCAAGCATCTTAAGATACAGTGTAACAAGTTCTTCAAATGTATACGGTACACACTCCTCACCAGTTTCATTCCATGTTAATGGAATTTCTATACCGATACTATGTGCATATGTATATGCTTGAAGAACACCTGTAAGCTGATTCTGCTTATCAGATGTAACTGTATAGAGTTTATGGTTATATACCATAGGATTATTATATAAATATTTCTCGAGATTATTTTTATTTTTCTTGATTATATACTCCTTAACTTCATCAAGAGATAAATCATTGATATTTACTTCATATCTAAGTTCTGCAACGTTCTTAGAAAGATTATTGATTATCTCATCATAAGATAATGGAGGATAGACCTGAACACCATGCTCATCAGTAAAGATATTGGTATTCGGGTCATAGTAATGTTTATAGGCTTGAACATCATTATTTACTACTACTGCATAATCAAAGATTAAGTTTCTCTTAAAATCATCGAGTGCAGTTTTAGAGCTTATATCAATTATCATTTGAACTTGAAATTTTTCAATATCATCTTCAATAATGCGTTTTATAAGTGCGCCTTTCATTATATAAAACCTTCTTTCTTCTGAGGAAAACTATTAACTTATTGTTTTATAAATAAAATTAACAAGGTAGTGATAAAATGACACCACCTTGTTAATTTATTATATTTTAAATGAATTAAAGAAATCATCAACTTTATGAACAGTTTCAGGATTAATATTAGAATATATAATATTATCTTTATCTTTAATTATTGCATGCCTGTGTGAGTTATCTATACCAACTAATGATTCCATAGGGAGATCAAATGATTCCATAATCATTTGTGTATTCACATCAGTTCTTCCTACAGCTTCTAAAATTTCTTTAAGAGGAATCATTACATCATTTACTTTTTCCTTTAAATCATTTACTGATTCAGTAACCGTGTGAATAACTTTATTAATCGGTTTTACTCCACTTATTGCATGGGCTTCTTTATGAGATGGATACCAGACTGCATCATATGTTATGAGTCTTCTTACTATAACTGTTGGCTTATTATTAATAAGCTTTAATGATGCTATAGCTCTGCAGCTAAATGATGGTTTCCATCCAGCCAGTATTTCTTTACCAAATCCAATACCAATATCATTTTGAGCTGATTGAATCTTTCCTTGTAATAAGTTACCATGCATTTTAGGTTCCATAATTTTGAATGCTCGTTTTGCAGGAGGAACATTTTGTATTCTCTCAGGACTAAGTTTTTCATCAGCTTTTTCAGGTGTTGGATGGTCAAACTCACCAAACCAGCATCCATCACGCAGCAAACATTGAATTTTTTCTTGTTGAATACACTCCCATATATTATCAGCTTTATACATTCTCTGATTACGATTAATCACATCAAATGACTGAAGGTTGGTATCAAAAGTTACATAAAATAAGTTATTATTATTACATACATCGATATTATTGATGAATTTTTCACCACTGACATGTTCAGATATATACATTAATCCCATATCGTCAGTTAATGCATTTTTCACTTTTATCACATCCTTTTATTAGTTTTTTTATTATAATACTGTATTAAAGTTATTTTATTCAATAATCTCTATTGCTATTTTACCATTAAAATAAAATTTACGTTCACCATTATATAAATATCCATCATTATACCAGTCAAGTTTAGCTGTTGATATCGGTATATAATAAGCATTTGGAATATAATCATCATCACCCACAACATCTATAGGGTGTGCTACAGTCATATGTCCCGTTGATTGTTGATATGTCATATTATCATGATAGTATTCATTAGTACCAGTATCAATAGTGGTTGTACACAAATAATTAGTACCAGTTGTAGAGGCACCTGTAGGTACGGGAGACATATTTCTAAATACAGTTGATGGACGTATAACTCCAATATTATTTTTCTTTGTTTTTGCAAATATAATTGTACCTTGTGAGATATTTGCATAAGACGATACATCATTAATATTACATATACTAAATCCAACACTATTATTATTTATTTTAAATATATATCCTATAAAATTATAGAAATGATTATCATAGTCATTAGTACCACCGCTAGCATCTGAATCATAGTATCCAGTAGATGATGAAGTGTATGAACGCAAAACTAATAAAGTACGATTATAAGGATTATTAATGATAGCCTTAAATGTATATAATATTTTATCGTTTTTAATGAAGCTGATTTCAGGTACAGGAAGTTCATCAGTAGTGCCTTCGCTGTATACATTACAAGTGATTGAATCAAAAAAATCAGGCATATTATTTTCAAACCACGATTTTATATTTAAAAACAATGATGCATAATTAGAGCATTTTCCAATAAAACATGTTTTTTGTACACCCATAGATATTCACCTCTATTTTTAATGATCTAATTGTACCGCTATAAAACCATTATAATAAAAAGGTAATCCTTCAATGTCAATAATAGCATCACTGTAATAGTTCATTGTAAATTGTGCCATAGATACAGTATAACATGTTGGACAGTAATCATCATCACCTATTACCATAATTGGAGACAGTACAGTTTTTTCTGAAAGTGTGGGCTCAAAATAAATATTTGGATAACTCATTGTGTCATCAACGCTTTCTATCGTAGCACAATATAAATGATTATATTGTTCAACTGGTATTGTTGCTGAACTAATCGGTATTTTTACAGCCGTTCGAATATTAGAAGGTTGTATCATTGCGATATTACCATTATTAGTAATTGTAAAAATTATGATTCCTGGACTTCTCCATTTTTCATTTCCATCATTAATATTCTCAAAAGTAAATGCAATTGTTGTATCATTTATTAACAAAATTTCTGATATAAAATTTGAATACTTAAAAGTACCAATTTGTCCGCTGTTACTTACACCACGATTGCTTGCAGGTTCCCATAATGAACCTTTTGAATATATATATTGGAAAATATCGTATGTAAGGTAATCAGATCCAAGATTACCTAGATTTTTATATCTAAATAGTACAATATCATCTTTTTTAAAATCAATATAGTTATCTGCCGAATTAAATGATTCATTTTCAATATTCATATTATCACTATTTCCAGCATACCAATTAATGTATACCGAGTCAAAAAATTTTGAGAAAAATGATGAATAGTCTTCTTCTATTATTTTTTTTATTTTTAAACATGGCTTAGCGAATGAATATCCATTATCTCTATAATTCTTTTCCCTATTTATTTTTATTCTCTGAAAATTCATTATATAAATTCACCTCACTGTAATTCAATAGCAATAACGCCATTGTAATAAAATTCTCTCATCCCTATTTTTATTACACAATCTGAATTAGACCGTAGTTTAGCACTACTTGTTTGAAGTATGGATGTGTGTGGTAAATAATCATTATTTGGTAATGCTATTGGAGTGAAGCAGGTCTTTGTTCTTGTTTTACTCTCATAGCCATATGGTAAGTTAATGGCACTACTCGTCACATTTTTTGTAATTACCTGCAAATAATTATATTCTGTTTGTCTAGTACCATTTAAATACGTATCATTTACATGTATGCCGGCATAATGTAAAGATGGGTTTACAGTTGCTATTTCAGCATCATGTGTTTTCATAAAAATTACTACTCCAGGTCTTCTGTATTGAAAATCAAGCTCGACATTGTTGCATAAAGAAAATGCAACAATATTTTCACTAATTTTAATTATTTCATAAATACAATTACAATACTCTGGAGAGGAACTATTTTTCATTAATGCCCAGTTACCCGAAACATCACTACCATCAGCACCATATGGTTTAGTATAATATCCATCTAATGTTTTTGATTTGAAAAGTAGTCTACTATATCTCACATCAAGACTACTATTACCCGGGTATGTTGAAATAATACTTTTAATTATTTCTTCATTTTCATAGAAGTTTATAACAGCTCCTCTGTTGTTATAAGATTTTACTGCCAAAGAATCATCAACCGCAATATTATCGAAAAAATTTGGCATATTTTCTTCAAACCAAGATTTTATATTATTAAACATTGCAGTATAATCATTAGGATTTTCTATTAGAAAGCGTTCTATACCCATATAGATATTTCACATCCTCTCATATTTATATAAAATGATATACGTATATTATATTTATACGTATATCATATATTTTTATTCTGTATTAATTTTTACTGCTATAAATCCATTATAATAATATAAATCACCATTAATATCAAGAATAGCATCATCATGTGGATCTACAATATATTGTGTAACTGGTGTATAATATACATCTGGAACATATTCATTACTATTATTAACTAATATAGGATTTAAAATAGTTTTACTACCATATACTGGTTTCCATGGTATATTATTATAAAATGATGTACCAGACATGGAATATGGAGACAAAACCTCAAGGTGATTATATGTATCAGGTGTTGACCATTCTACATACCAATGAAAAACATTACCGATTATTTTACTTGGTTTTATAGTACATATATTACCTTTATTAGTTTTTGTTATTATAATTATACCAGGTGATTTTCTACTATCTAAATTTTCTGGTACATATGATGTAAATGAAAGTGCGACAGTATTTTTATTGATTACAATAACTTCATACAAAAATGTTATATTTGTACAAAAATGCATATCGTTTTTTCTAGCGGTATTAGCGCCTGATGAAACATTACCACCTATTGAATTATCATATACTGAAACAAAAGAATTATAAAAAGTATTAGTTTTTACACGTGAACGTAAATTTAGACCATCTTCTTTTTCAATAGAATCATTCACATTAAATGTATAATAGGTTAAAAAGTTAAAATTATCATAGAAAAATTCGAAAATTCGTTCTTTAGTTAGACTTGGGTTTGTTCTTGTTGATGTTGTAAAAAAGAGACTACCATTATTATATAATGATAAAAATAGTTCTTGTAATTCATGCTGATTATCATCAATTTGATCGGATTTTGATAATATGTATCTTTGTATCATTTTTTATCACCCTCATTTCAACTCACTTTATTATATATAATACAACGGGGTCATATCTAAATGATATGTGTCAGCCCATTTGTTAATAAGTTCTTCTCTAGCAGATTCTGCATTAGACCAATCGTCTAATTTAAGATTGATATTTCCTATTGCAGTATTTAATTCTGAGTACATCTTAAGTGTAGGATATAAATTTGATTTTACATCTAACATAGCTAATTGTATGAATGAGTCCCTACAAGTTTCTGGTATCGATGCTAATGATTTATCATGTTCAAATCCTAAATCCAGCACTATTGAAGAACTACTATATATATTATAAAGATATAATTTTCTAGGGTATTCAAATTTAAATGTCATTTTCGGCATCATTGTACTGATAAGATGTGCACCAGCATTTGCAAGCATTGTTTGATTAATTACATTACCTGTCATAAGTGGCATACCACCACCATAATATCCTAAACCAGAAAGGCATGAATCATCATAGGTGACATCAAAAACGTATAATAATTTTCGATTTTTAAAATCTGGAAGTAAATATACTTCATACTGGTCTGTTTTTTCTAACCTTTCAAGGTCACTTGTCTTAAGTTGCAGTCTATCTCTGCATGGACTATATAAAGAGAAATCAGGAATTGTTATATCTTGTAAAATAGTTAATATAGTTTCATCTATATTTTCAAAGGGTGTAGCTATTGCCATTAATCCTAATGATAACTTGATACGTGTTATTATATTAGACATATTCATATATCATTTCACCTCTTATATGGATATTTCTTGTCTTAAAACATTGTTTTAATCATACGTTATTTATGGATGGTGATATAAAATATGAAAAAGAATATACGTCAGTATTCTGACCAAATAAAATTAATTATTATATCAAATTCTACTTATATAAAGAAACGATTATCTATATTTCCAAAGTCTTTAATAAGTAAAATCAATAGAATGAAATTAGATGGAGAAATAGAAGTGAGAGGTAAATCATATACACGAAATGAACTTATAAAAGAGGTATTGATAAAATATAAATCATTACATAGAGAGTCTCTCGCTTCATCATATAATAATATCAGACATTCATTTATAAGAGAAGCAAAACAAAACAAAGATAATGTTCAAGATGTATATGAGAAGTATCGTAGTATGTTAACCGAAAGACTTAAAAATGATAAGAGTGATTTGTATTTCTGTTTGGATGCATTAAAAGTAGTTGAGAAGAGTTTAAAAAAATAAAGAAAGAAGTGAGAAAATAATTTCTCACTTCTTTCTTTGTTTCGGTTTTTTTTTTGATTAATCCACGAGAAGGAATTTATCGGCAGCTTTTTCCATTAATGCAACAGCCTGATCAGCATCGATTTCATCATCGGTGAACTTCTCACAAATTGCATCAACTACTTCATCAAACTTTGATGTATCTTCATCATAATATGACTCAGTTAAATCATAATCTGTATCAATGTCATCAAAAATAGATAAGGACTCACTCTCATCAAAGCATCTATCTTTAGCTTTTTCAATAAGGGTTGCTCCCTGTTCATCATCGATGTCACCGTTATTGTACTTCTCACAAATAGTACTTACAATATTCATATAATTTCTTGTATCATTCATAATTTTTTAACCTTCTTTCTTTAAAATAAAAATATTATTTTTTTGTTTGACTAGGTTTATTATCATCCTTCTCGATTTGTTGGATTTCACCAAGTACCTTATTTATAAGTTCATCAATTTTTTCAATAATTAGTTCTTGATTTATATATTTAGATAATTCTGGGTATTTTTCATATATTTTTGAAATAACCTCAGCACGTTTTACTACACCTGCATGAATTATATGCTTTTTTATATACTTAATTTCAGCTTCATATACATATTCAGCTATAACGCCAGAAATTTTATGAATCGTATTTTGAATTTTTTTAATATCATTGTATTTAATCAAATTTCTGATAATATCAAATATAAAATAAACTAATATTACTATACCTATACACAAAATCCAATTATCAGCTATCATTTTAAAGAACTCTTTAACATTTTGAATCATTATTGTTCCTCCTCAATAATATCTTCACATTCAGTGTAGTTATTATGTAAGTCAGATTTATCGTTTTGATTATCAATACGATAATATTCTAATTCAGTGTTCTTCTCAGATTTGTTTTCAAAATATGATTTAACGCAATAGAAAAGAAATGACATCGTTTCAGCAACCACTGCCGAAATCAGTGAACTTAAGATAGATAAATCTTGAAAATGATACATTACATACATTGAATATATCTCTATAACAGAGCAATTAATAATTATAAAAATCATCAACTTCTTTGTCATAGTTATAATACCTTTACCATTTTTCTTTTCGGGACCATACTCATTGTATAAATTTACCAATGTTTCTTTCTCTTTATTTTTAATAGCTTTTAGTATTGTTTTTTTACATTTTTTATTAAATTTATCAAGTCGTTTATTTTCTTTATCAATATCTTCTTTGTCCCATTTTATCCCTAGATTTTCTGCTTCTTTAAATACTGTTGATACTACATTTTCTTCATCCTTTTTATCCATCTCTCACACCCTCTTTATTTTTTCTTTAATTCTCTAATCTCTTTATGAACAGACATTATGTTCTTAAGAAATACAGCTGCGCCAATATCGGTTAAAATATCGAGGACTGATGTACCGCCGGTCATTGCTGTAACCTTAAGATCAACAGTTGTCATTTGGTCAAACAATATCTTTTCTTCTTTTTTAAAACGTTTATAATCCATCTTATTTTTAGGCATTTCTGTAAATAATTGATCTATTGATGAATTGAGTCCTTTTATCTGTGCTTTGAGCTTTTTAGCTTCATTATTACTAGCATCTGATAAAGCACTTTTAGCAACGATTAATGTTAGTAATCCGATAATATTAATTGATAATTTTTTGTAAAGTTTCTTTTTCTTTTTACTTAATTCAAGGTCTTTTTTCTGCTCATCAGTAAGTTTATCTTTTTCAGATTTATCTTTATCAGCATTCTCAATTTCTGATTCGAGAACAAGCTCCTCAAATATCATATCAATATCCATAGTATTTTCACACTCCTTTTAAATTGTTTTTTATCTTATTGTCAAAAAAAGAGTGAAGTATATCTTCACTCTTTTTTTATATTTATATTTCTTCTTTAAGTTCTTTAGGTAACATAAGACCTTTAGTTACTAAGTCTGTATTAAGACCCATACCAAGAAAATATACTGATGTAGTATTTAATGTAGTCTTATTAAGTACATCCTCATCCAAATCATTAAGCGATACATATCCATTTAAAGATATATCTCTAAGCATCTGTTCTTTCATATAAATATCATCAGCTCTGGGGCCATTAAGTTCTTTTAATGTATTAGTAAGACCAAGAGAAATAAGCATTATGTTCTCAAGGTCAGACTCTCTACCATTTTTATCACCACCAGTTACCTGACCAGTGATAGCAGAACGTTGATCAATATTAGTTGAAATACCATTCTTTTTACTAACAGTTTGTTGCGTTCTTTTTATGTTGATATAACCTACAGGAACTGGTTCTTTTGTACCTATTACCTTACTCTTATCCATTGTCAAATGAGGCATAAATACATCTTCAAATAATGGAACATTGATAACTTTAGCTGCTCGTTCAATGTCTTCCATATTTATACTATGTTCATAATCAACAATATCAAGAATTAAGTATGCGTTTTCATTAGCAAATAATGCTTTAAAATAATTATCAAATTGAGCATCAGACATTGGTGAGAACAAATCTTTGTATTTTTTTGTATTAGTCCCTGATTTATCAAATGCATCGAAAAAATCATAAATTAATTTTTCCATTTTCTTTCTTTTATTGCTGGATATTGCCATTTATATCACCTGCTTTCAAAGAATAGCCTTCATTACACATTTTTATTTTCAAGCTATCTCTATATACTTGACCATCTATATCTTTTACAGATAATAATGATATGCCGTATATATTATTATTATCATTATAAATTCTAAATAATAAGAAAACTTTTTCATTTATTTTTGCAATAAAACGTCTTATATGACCATTGTGACTTCTCACAGTTAATGTCTGAGGTTTAATTCTGCCCATAAGGTATGTATACATATCCTCATTAAGCTCGAAATCAATTTTGTTTTCCTCACCGAAGAACATAACTATTTCATCAGGAGTGAGTTCTTCTATTTTATATACTAATTTGGAATAATCATTTAATAACTCGGTTCCATCAAGAGTTCCAGATTCACCAAAAATTTGGTAGTTATTAGTTGAAATTGATATAGTATCAGTAAAATCTCCCTCGAAATATTTTAAAGGTAGATTATAAGATTTATTAACATCAATTTCTTTTTGTATACCATTTATAATATCAAGAGTGTCAATATTAGACTTTTCCATTTCAAAAATTATATTTTTAACTTTAGAAGACATAAATAAGTCATGGCGTAATCTTATATAATAAAGATATACTTTTGAATATTTGACAGGATCTATCTGAATAGATCGTAATGTTAATGTTATTAAACCAGCTATTTCATTTTCATAAGTTTTTTCCTTATTTTTTTTATCAATATAAGCTAAAAGTTGTGTCTTTATAACATCTTGATATGGTCTACAGCTTATCATGTTAAATGGGTTAAAATCATTTATTCCAGTTGTTAATGTATTATATATTGAATACTCCTCAAATTTCCAGGGAATAATATTAAATACTAATATTGTGATAATTTTATCATGACTATATAGAAAATCCCTCTTCTCATATTCTTCAGAAATCAAATCAACTATATGATTTATTGTCATAAATATATCTCTCATATCTTGACCAGAAAATGCAGGTGATATAATTAATCCACGAATCATATTATTAAGAAGTTTATTATTAGGAAGATCTTTCGATAGAATCCTTTCAATTTCATTTTTCACTACTTGAATATATCCATCAGTAACTATTTCTTCATTATATTCAGATGCTAAAACCCTGCAATATGTCTTAAGAGATAAATCAAAACTATCAAAATGCTCAAAAAAAGTTTTTCTGAGACCGGGTTCGCAATAACGAAGGGCATCTTTTAAGATACTCATTTTATCCTGTGTATCGTATATCATATTTTTTTTTCACCTTCTTAAAGCATTATAATGTTACCATCAATATTTTCATAATAATTAGTTTTCATCTGTTCAAGAAATGCTATCATTTTTTCATTTCTTTTGTCAACTATTTTTATATAATTGAATGAATTCATGTTTGATTTCATAACTTCATCTTTAAGTGCTTCTTTAACTTTATCAACTTCTTGAATCTTTTTCATTGTATTTGGATTACTTCCACCATCTTTTATTTCAACCTCAAGGTTTAATGATGTAATAAAGAAGTCTGGTATATAGAAATGCTTCTCACCATTATACATATAATAATAAGTATGTGGTGATGGAGATATAACATCAGTTGGATCAAATGCTAAAGTTTTATCAAGAAACTCTAAAAAGCTTCTTTCATATGAACCAACATAAACTGATTTATGTACATGATCTCTCCATACATATTCACCACTTATTTTTCTTTTAGCAAGCATGATCCTCTGCTGTTCAGGGTCATTGAGTAGATTGGTTTTACCATATTTACCTATCATTCTATTCTTGAAAGTTTCAACATATTTTTCTTTACACTTTGGATTATTACAAAACCTATTGTATTTATGTGTTTTATCATTCCAAGTAGTAGGTTTCTTACAGATTACACAATTTCCATGTGTTTTACCAGTTCTTAAAAAATATGCAAATTGCCACCCATCCATATCTTCTGGAATCATTTCGGAATGGTCTTTTTCAAGATGAGCAACTAAATCACTTACATCATAATAATACATATTACAGAACTTACAATATACACGTCTTTTAGTAGCCAAAAGATTTCACCAACTTTCATAAATTACTCGTTAATCTAATGTTTTTATAAGGTATTTTTACACATGAACTTTATTATAATATATTTTTTTAATGAGGTGATTATAAATTATGAACACATTTATTTTGCAAGAAGCTGTTGTAAAAAGATTCTCAGATGGAGAAATTACATATGAACAGGCGACTTTCCTTCTTGATGCAATCACTAATAGGTATGATTATATTACAGAAGGAGCAAACATTGATTATATTAAGCAGTTTAGAAAAACTTTAAAAGAATATAAGATGCATGTAAAAATATTAAAGAAAATAGCTAATAAAGGTGAGTTAAAAGATAAACCTGAATTTGAAAAAGAGAAAAAGGCAGCTATAAAAGCTCTTGAAGAAGGCTTAAGTATTATAAAGTCTACACCATCGGATTTAGTCTCGACTATTCTTTCATACTTTGCTATTGGTTTAATAGATACTATACAATGGACGATACCCATATTATTAACGTTTGGTCTTGCAGCCTATGTAGTAGCTATAAAACAGACTGTTGAAATAATTACTGGTATTGTTACAGCAGTCAAGAAAAAAGATGAAGAGGATATAACTGATAATCTTAACTTATTTAAAACACGATATAAGATGTATATTAATCAATTTAAGAAGTCCATTGATGCAATTGAGAAAAAGTATTTTGCTAAAATTAACGGTGAAGAAAAGAAATAATATAAAAAAAAGACGAGATGTATTTAATATATACATCTCGTCTTTTTATTTTACATTAAAATAATTTTATTATATTAAAATTCATCACGGTGACATTGTAATAAGTCACATGATAATCTAACGAAAGGGTGATTAATCATGGCGGTTGATCCAACTTATGGAGTCAATAATTTTAATAAAGCAAAAGTCTTAACAGAAGAAGAAACATATGTGCATAACATATTAACAATTTTACTCGGTAAACCAGGATTCTATCCGTCAATACCATATCTTGGAATGGATATACAACAAGAATTGTATAAATTTGAAGATGAGATAGATACTGAGAAACTCAAGGCACAATTAGTATCTCAGTGTAGTGATTTTTTACCATTAGTAAAAAATGGAGATTTTGATATCATAACTACTACTTACAATAATCAAACTCTGTTAATTTTTCAGTTACCTGTTATAATTAATAATAATCATATTGCACTTGCAGTTGGTATCACTTTGAATAAAGGACAACTAGTTTATCAATTTACAGAAAATCCTATAAATACACAAATTATTTAATTACAAAAGGAGGAACTAAAAAATGTCCAATAGCATTAATGAAATCAACAATAATAGTTTTTTTAGCGATTCAGGTGCACAGAGAGATGAGTCTATTCCTCTCGATTCGCTTATAAAAGCTAAAAAAGAGAATACGCCTCAGCAGACTGAAAAGAAGAAAGAACTTTCTCCACTTGAGCAGATGAAAGTATCAAAAGAAAACAATAACAGTGGTATGGAAATTTCTAATGAAGCTCTGAAAGAAAAGGAATTGAGAAATCCTATTATGGATGACCAGCGTCTTAGTGAATTTGAAGAGAGAGAATTAGAACTTGATGAAAGTATAAATAAGAGAAAAGCTATTGTTGTAATTAAGGAACCAACTAATAGCTTTGAATATATGAATTTAATGATGGAGCTTGATTCCGTTGTCCTCCATGACGATGGAACAGCAACTATTGAATATAAGGATAAGCACGGAAATCCTATGACTCCTCAGTATATTCGTCTTCGCGAAGATGGAGATGAGGCTTTCGATCTTGGAAAGGATAAGAAAGCTATGGCTGAAAGAGCTAAGATGAAGGATGTTTCAGCACCGCCCGAGAATAATGACTCTGGAGCAATTGCTGGAGATGCTCCTGATGATGAACTTAATAAGACAGTTCAGGTTCTTATTGATAAGACCGGACTTGGAACAGACTTTATTTTCAATGATGAAGAAAAGAAAAAACTCACTGAAGCTCCCGAAATTCAAATTCGTGAAATTGAATTTGTTGATATTGAAAGTATCATTTCTAAGAAAAGTGAAAAATCGTTTCAGGAATCTATATCAGCATATCAACTTTCAAATTCTAAAACTACCATTTGTTTCCCGGCTTCAGGCTTTAGAGCTCAGATGAAGGGTCTTACATATGGTGAGATGGGTGACATTTCACTCTCTATGGATTCAGTTACATTTGATCAGTATAGAAAGCGTCTTTCAATCATATACAATAAAATGGTTAATAGCAATATTGGACCATTTAAGTCATTTGAAGACTTCCTTAAGGGATTTGCATATGTTGATATTCCTATGGCACTTTATGGTCTGTATATCTCAACTCAGTCAGAAATACAGACGATTCAGCTTCGTTGTGGTAATGAAGAGTGTGGTAAATCATTTAATTGGGAATTCAGCACACGCAGTGTAATAAGACTTGAGAAGTGCTCTAAGCAGTTCCTTGAAAAGATGAAGGAAATTGCAACTTCTCCCGCTTCTGAATATGACAAGATTCGTGAGAAATCTGCTGTAATGAATTCTAAATATGTAAAATTACCTTACTCTGGATTCATCGTAGAGATGGGTATTATTTCAGCATATGAATTTCTTTATAATTTTATTCCAGTTCTTGATGAAAAGACATTTAAGGATGCTTTTGGTGAAGATCTGAATGAAATTTATATGAACAACGTTCTCTTACTTACAACAGTTAAGTCTGTCCGTGTTCCTAATGACGATGGTACATATTCTGTTGCAGAAGGATACAAGGATATTCTTGATGCTATATACAGAATTAATCCTGAAGAAATTAAGCTCCTTGCAGCTATTACAAATAAGCTTACAACTGAATATCAGTCATATTTCTCATTTGGCGATGTTACTTGTCCTCATTGTGGAAATGTAACACATGACCTTGACCTGACTATGGATGACCTGGTTTTTCAGACATATCAACGGTTGCTGAGTACCGAAATCAATGTACAGAACATGCAAAGTTTCTCGATGTAACTCTTTCTTTATTTAAAGGAGAATTGAGTCTTACTGATATTTTGCATGAACTGCCATTTCGTAGGTTACTAGAGTTACGGTCTGCTCGTGTCAATCGGTTGATGGAAGAGTCTAAAGAATTGGAAAAATCCAGTATAAATAAATCTGGTTAAGACCGAAAAAGACGATAAAAGGAATCATTGTGAATAAGTAATAAATTTCTTTCTTTATTACTTACCTATGTTCAAAAATTATTTAAGTTTATTAAAGAAAGGAATTCGCCAAATGAAGAAGACAATGACTGAGTATATATCAGCATTATCTACTAATTCATTCGATATACTTGAAAGTATCATAGAAAAGAAATATCAAAAATTTATTACTTTATACTGGATGCTAAAAGATTATAGTGATAATATTTTTAGTCTTAAATATAAAGATACAAAAGATCAAGTTCTTAAAATAGAGGTTGAGCTTTCAGGTATTGATATAGACAAGGTTATGTCAGACCTTCATGACAGCATATCGGATGATTGTTCAGTACTGATATATAATGAAAAGAAAAAAATTCATATTGAAATAACAAAAGAAGAAAAATAAAAAAAATAAGCGGTGTGAGATTAAATCTCACACCGCTTATATTAGTTATTGAGGCTGCCTTTTTGCCATGCAAGCCTCAATGTACTCACATGTTGTATTCACATTATTTTCCAAGTGAGCACATACTGAAGGCCACTGCCACTCTCTTATAACACCATCTTCGCAACATTTGAACATTACATCGTTACGTATCATTTTATTATTTATATGTCCATCAACGATATATTTATTCTCTATGTTAGTATTAAATATATCATCAATTACTGAATCAATCGTGTCAATGACATTCTCATAATGCTCTCTATTGATTTTCATTATCTTACTACGAATGTAGCGTTCTTCGTATCCCGTAACTCCGAAATCATCCTGTGAGAACTTCAGATATTTATCTACAAGTTCGTTCTCTATTCTTTCCCAGTTTATCTTCTTCGTCGTCATCATTATTTGATTATATAGCAGGCCTATACAATCATCAATGCGTGCCGCCCACACCTCGCGGGATTTATACGGGCACTCATTTATGGGCGGATAGATGAGAACTGCTTCCTCAGATGAGAGTTCGTCTGCTTCTGCTTCTGTTTCGTCAACTGTTTCCTCAACTGTTTCTGTTTCGTCAACTGCTTCCTCAACTGCTTCCTGTTCTTCCTCAGATGAGAGTTCAGCGGCTTCTGCTTCGTCGACGTCGTTTTCCACCATTATCTCATCATCGTCTGCTTCGATTTCAGCATCAAGAGCATCGTCAGCATCATCCGAGAGTTCAGCTGCTTCTGCTTTGTCACCCGAGTCCTGCTCTTCCTCAGCTGCTTCTGCTTCCGCTTCGTCGACGTCGTTTTCCACCATTATCTCATCATCGTCTCCACCGAACTCAGCAGCATCAAAGGCCTGCTTAGCAAGTTTCCGCTGTCTCAGGATTGCAAAAATGCTTATTCCTGAAAGTCCTACTACACCAGCACCGATAGCGATTTTAGTTGTCTTTTTCATAAGATTACCTCCTTGTAATCATACTCTGTTTTATTGACTGTGGTAAACAGAGGGAACATACAAAGTTCTGAGAAACCACTTAAATGTTTTTATGTAATAATCTATATATAACTTAACCTGATACCTTCACTATGAAGTTAGGGTAAGTTATTATATATCTTATTACACGGAGATAGTATATATATGAAATTATTAAGTTTACGGTTATAAGAATAAAAATACTCTTAAAAAAATCAGGAACATATAAACCTGTATAAATAAGAATACATTCTTTCTCCTTTTTTCTCATAGGACCTTAAAAAACTTGTAATTTGAAACTACTAAAAAATAAATAAGTCTTTTATAAAATAAAAAAAAGAAGCCCATACTATTACAGTATGGGCTCCCATTATTCAATCATTGGAAGGGGATGGATGGTGCCATCGTTCATCGATCCACCCCCATGTTATGAATGCCTTTCCATTGCATTCACCGTACCCTCTCATTATGGCGTCTATGAATATACGCCCTTCCCTGGGAACAAACCCTGAAAAATCAGGGTTTAATTCATGGATGCCGAATTCGAACAGAACCCCTCTCTCAGACATAGCTGAGGTTATGTCTGAGAGAAGGTCTTCGGTGAGAAGCCCTCTAAACAATTCTAGCTCCATGTTTTGTTGAAAAAGCTGAGGACTCATTCTCCCAGCCTTTTCAACAAATTCATCTATCTGATTAATGATATTTTTCATATGATTACCTCCTAGTAATCTTACTCTGTTTTATTGACTGTGGTAAACAGAGGGAACATACAAAGTTCCGAGAAACCACTTAACTGTTTTTATGTAATAATCTATATAACATCTTAACTCGATACCTTCGTTATGAAGTTGAGGTAAGTTATTATATATCTTATTACACATAAATTATATATATATGAAAATATTCAGTTTACTGTTTTATAATAAAAATATTATACCATTTAAAAATAATACTCTTAAAAATTAGGAACACAAACCTGTAAAAAAGGAGAAAGAAGGTATTCTTATGAAAGAAATAGTATCAACAATCAACGGTAAAAAAACAGTAATGTCTATTCAGACGAACGGAGTAACTATTACAAAAAATATTGACGATAGTAATAGTTACGAAATAACCATCTATTCATCTCGATTGAAGAAGATAATAAAGAAAAAAATTATCCCAATCATTGATTGTATGAGTGATAATGATACAATTATAATTACTCCATCTGTTAGTAACAATGGGGTTCATACACGAATAGTGTGCGGGATAAATAAAGAAATGGTTGAATCATTATTATTATGGTATAATTCATTAGAATGTATTTTATCAATAAACAGATATTTGATTAAAGAATTCAACGAATATACTGATTATGAATTTGATATAAAACGTGTGATTTATAGCAATTCTCATTCAACATTTTGGGAAACTATTAATAAAGATAAAGAATTGTATTTCACTAAAATAAATCAATACCAAAATGGTATTATGTATATAACCACTAATAAAAATACTCATAGAGAAATTACATCATTGATAGCAAGGTCAACTTCTAAAATGACTCAATCAATTATTGATAAAGAAATATCTTTTGATAATATTATTTCTATCAAAAGACTTATTAATGAAGAAAATATGAGTATTGATGAAGCGATAGAAAAAATTATTGGTGACACTAGTCGTTTCAACAGATATTTTAATAATTATGTGATACGGTATAAAAATTTAGATAAAATAATTCATTCATTAATAAAATAAATAAAAAAAAAAGAGATACTAGTCTTACAAGACTAGTATCTCTTCTTTTTTTTAGATTAAAGCATTAACAATTGCTACAACTATTCCAAGAATGAGTATGACTGTCAACGCGACACCGATATCGTGATCACGCTTCAATCTCTTGTAACCCTTGAATTTTCTTTCGCCGTTTTCTTTTCTGTTATTTTTCATAATAAGTACCTCCTTATTGTACTTATACTCTGTTTTATTGACTGTGGTAAACAGAGGGAACATAAAAGTTCCGAGAAACCACTTACTGCTGTTTATGTAATAATCTATATAATATCTTAATCTGACGCCTTCGCTATGAAGTTAGATTAAGATATCATTTATCTTATTACACTGAAATATTATATATATGAAATTATTAAGTTTACGGTTTTATAATAATATCTTTTTTATTTTTTTTATAATTGAAACATTGAAATAAAATATTATCTATAGGAGGGTTTAGTAATGGCAAAAATCACTAAGCAAACTGAAAAAGAAATTATAAAGTCTGCTGCATACGGTTATTCAGTTAAAAAAATAGCTGAAATATATGGTATAACTGAAGACTTTACAAAATCTGTAATTAATTCAAATAAGGAAGAAATTGCATCACAAAAGAAATATCTTGCGGAGGTGGGTAAATAATGGCAAACTATCAAGGTATTGATGTATCAGTACATAATGGTTATGTTGATTATTCAAAGGTTAAATCAAGTAAATCATTTGTAATGATTCGTGCAGGATATGGTAAATATATTTCTCAGAAAGATGCTAGATTTGAAGAGAACTACAAGAATGCTAAGGCTAATGGATTACATGTAGGAGCATACTGGTATAGCTATGCACATACTGTTGCAGATGCTGTCCAAGAAGCTAAGATATTCCTTCAGGCAATCGCTGGTAAACAGTTTGATATGCCTATTGCATTTGATATGGAAGAAAGTTTCCAGGCATCAATGTCATCATCTCTGAAGGCCCAGATTATTGAAGCTTTCTGTAATTATTGTGAGAAGCAGGGATATTTCGTCCAGCTTTATAGCTATGAATCATTCCTCAATGGTGTACCTGCTGCAACAAGAGCAAAGTATGATGTTTGGTGTGCAAATATAACTAGAAAGCCTTCTATTACATATGGAATGCATCAATATTCATTTACTGGAAGAGTATCTGGTATTTCAGGTAATGTTGACCTTAATGAAACATCTAAAGACTATCCGTCTATTATCAAGGGTGCTGGACTGAATGGTTATCCTAAATCATCAACACCTACTAAGAATCCTTCTGTTCTTGATAAAACCGGTTTCAAAAAGGGCGACAGTAATGAAGGAACCCTCGCACTGAAGAAACTGCTTAAGATTGCCAAGGCCAAGGGAGTAATAACTCAGTCAGTTGATGACAATCTCGGTTTCGGTGATGGTACTGAAAAAGCAGTTAACCAGTTCCTTAAGAAGCTTGGTTATAAAGAAAACAGTATTGCTGGTAAGAACTTCATTAATAAACTTTATGATGCTATAAAGTAAAAAAAAGAATGCTGTGTAAGATTTAATCTTACACAGCATTCTTTTATTGATCTAAAATAAAGAGATTGCGTATTTTCTATATCTTATCTTTTATTCTTTTATGAATATCATCATATAGTTTGGAATATTTAGAAATATTAACCAATCTCATTAAAAATATATTATTCATTTTAAAATGAATACTATCTCTTTCTTTAATATTATTAATAAAAATATCTGAATATGTTTTTACTAATGATTTATAATATTTTTTATCATATTCAACTAGCGTATTAAAGAACCATGATATTATAAACATACGTAATGCAAACTCAAATGGAGATGAAAAGCATACACCTTCTTTTCTAAGTGAACTAAATATTTTATCAGATGTATACTTTAAAGCGTGAGGGAGTTCAAACATAGCATAATTCTTTAATTTATTTTTTTCTTTCATTTTCTTTTTTATATCTTTTATATCGAGTTTTATGTGTATATTTTTTAATATTTTATCTTCTGAATAAACATCAGTAAAAACAAATGTATTTGGTGTAAAATACACATCAACATATCTACTATGCTCTGGATTCACAAAATATCTTCGCTTATTACCATTAGCAGATTCTTCATATTTTACACCTTCTGAATATGCATCATATATAAAGTTAATCATATCTTTTCGGTGTTTTATTTCATTAATAGAGTTTTTTATCGATGAATTCATCTTCCGAAAGTCTGTTTCATCAATTATTGTTTTAAAATCTGATTCAACCAGTGCTATTACAGTATTACCAAGAGTGTCAACAATCATTGGAACTGTTTCTATACAATCATCAATCATACTATCTATATATTTTAAATCGTTATCATCAATTTCCATTAATGATGTATCTTTAATAAATTTGTCATAAGCAACAAGAAGTTCATTCATCTGATTTATTATCGCTTTTATATTTTGTGACAAAATTACTCCTTGGCTATATCCAATATATTCAAAGTTTATTTTCATATAACTATTCCCCTTATTATATATAATTAATATCACATTATTTTCCATATATTTTGAAGGATATCACATGTCTCAATCCAATTACGACTGAAATATGTATTTGGTGTATTGATCAAATATTCATTATATGGTTGAGCTGCTATTATAACTGGAATAGATTGAGATACATTTAAAATGTGTTTTGGGTCATCATCTACCATGACATCTATTGAATTTTCTTCACAAACTTTTCGTTTATCTTTTGCTCCAAAAATTATATCATTATATGGTATTTTATTTTCTTCTAGCCAATCTAATGTATCATGTACCATTCTATCCCCAGTATAAGGTATTCCGGGTTTATTATATTTATCATCTCTAGCCGTAATGATAACTATTCTATAGCCTTTACGTGATAAAATTCGTAAAGCTTCCGATGCCCCTATCTCAACTTCATTGAATTTACAATTCCATGGAAAATATCTAATCATATAAATTTTATACAATTCATCTGAAAAATTAAACATTTTTTTGACATCGCACTCATCAAGATGTTCTTCACATTTATGATTGAATTCCTTACATAATTCCCTACCGTGTATTATATCATAAAAATGTGCTCTGTTGATAGTAGAGTCTATGTCAACACCAATAGATAATTCTAATTTATTCATTTTTATCCGTCCCCTCATCATCAAATATTTTTTCATGAATTTTAAACGGTTTATCATCGTATGCTTTAGTATGTTTAAATTCTTCCATACATTTTTTATAGAAATTCCAATTTTCATTTATAGTCTTTACTGACTTTTTATTTTGTATTATTCTTGAGTTAAACAATCCAATTATTATTGAAAATATAAATAATAACGCTGGAAGAATAATATATGAAATAAAATTCTTAAAAGGATTTATTTTGTGTGCTATATTATATATAGTTATTCCTAATGATGATAGAAATGTTATTATCATCACATAGTCTAAAATTTTTGACAATATTTTTCTCATTATTTATTTCTCCTTATAACTAAAAATATTATAATACTGTAAAAAAATGAATGAAAAACAAATACTTAACTAAGACTTTTTTAGGAGGGGTAAACGTGACGACTTTATCTGAAATGATTTATAATAAAGAGCAGGAAGCTGAAATTATTTTTGAAACAGCTACTGATTCACATATAATGTTAGAAAAGCTTTATCCAAAAATAGCAGCAGTACTTAGTACTCCTCAAGGTGATAAAAAATTTAAACAGTTGATTGGTCAATATATGGATAGAAACAGTGAAAAACTTCATACATCAGGACCTGTTTATTTAATTCCATTCACATCGGTTGAAAAGGCACAGTATTGTGATTTGTTTGGTTTAGAATATAAACTTTCAGGAAGTAGTAAAGAACAGAAAATACATATACCTGAAGTTGATAAATTAATTGATGATGTAGTTAACTCACTAGGCTCTAAGTCAGACTTTAAACTATTAAAAGGTAACCCGATATTTTGGATATTTTATTGTTGCATAAGATACTATCATATCAAGAAAGATCAAAAAGGTCTAAATTCTGCTCTTGCTATTTATGCATTAGCAGATTATCCTGCGGTTTTTAGTTTATTTTTTAAATATGGTGCGGACGAAGCAGTAATGCAGTATACTATTGATAATCTTACAGAAAAGTTTATCATTAAGCAGCAGGGTCATATATTTGGTGCACTTTTTGTGTCAATACAAAATTCATATAACTTTTTAAAAGCTTTCATGAATGATGCATCTGATAAAGAAATGATACGATGGATACAGCGTATTCGTAATGACCAGAAGTCAATGATAAAGAAAATATGCGATCAGTATATGAAAAATCATGCAGCTGGATTACGTGTAACGTTGACGAAAGACACATATAGCGATGAAATGAGAATAGACGTTGATGAACAAAATAAGACATCATCTGTTGAAGCAGTAGGTCGAAAGATTACTCTTAAAATATTAACACAAGATATAAATTTAAGATTAATTAGTATGGTAGCAAAAATAAGCGGTGTGTCAATTTCTGAAACTAGATTTTATTTAACTAAGATAATTTCAGATAAATACACTGATGATATTCAAAAATTTATTGAAGCAATTTTATTCTTATATCTATACGATGAAAATAAAAAAGCTGAAGATATCAATTCTCGTTATTTTCTACATTGGTCTGAGGACTTGTTTAGAAAGACTAATTCAAATAATGATAATATACGCAGAATAAAAGAAACCCTTGATAAATGGGCAGAAGAAGTGGGTGTACATGAAAAATATAGGAGAGAAGCTTCTCGTGTAAATTATAAAAAAGCGATATTCTTTTATTTTATTTTCTGTATACAAGCATATAATAACTAAAAAAATAAAGATTGAGTAAGGGAGATAAAACCCTTACTCAATCTTTTTATAACATCAAAGGAAGTAAAAATGTAATGAAAATAAGCATAACTTAAAGTTGTTTCCATCCAATCAATAAGCTTATATCTATGTTGTATAGATATAAAACTAGAAATTATCACGAGTGTCACAACCATCTTTAGATTCTTTACATATAATGACAATTCTGGCATTATCGCTGTCATAATAGTATTTAAATAACATATATGCTTTTTCATCTTTATATATGTAATATTGACCTTTAGCACCTACAGATGCAAACTCCTTAATTTCAACCGGAGCAGAAATCCATTCTGATTCTTTCTTTTTAGCATAATTAAAACCGAAATGTGTAGGATCCTTACATTCTTCAGTACTTAACAAACAAAAAAAATATGACATAAAAGAAAACTCCTTTCATATTTATTATTATAACGTTTCAAATATAAAAAAAATGAGGGGTGTGATGAATAATCACACCCCTCAACAATATTATCATTACTCTGCCGAGGTTATGTCCTCGACAGGAATGTCCTGCTTTCTCTTTTCCTCTTTCTCTTTTAATGCGCGGCGCAAACTGTCATAACGCAGAATATGCTCCGCGTTATTCATCGTTGCCTTAGCAATGATAACAGTGTTAATAAATATCACCGGTATAGCAATTGTTGTAAACATAATAAGTCAACCCTCCTTTCCACCTATGTCTTCTTTTCGTATTTCGCCGCTTTTTATAGCAGCTTTTATTTCGGCTGTTACATCACGCCCGTTACGGTTAAAATATCGGGTATGGAACCCGATCTTTTCTCTGTAATATTCGTGCTCGTTCTTTTCGAACTGAGCACGTCTATCCAACTCGTCAGCCATGCCATACAGCACGGCTGCTGAGAATCCAGCAGCTGCGACAAGAGCCACCGTTGAGACTGTCACCTTTGTAACGGTCCAGGCTACACTAGCAGCCTTCTTAAACGTAGACTGCTTCTGCTTCTGCTCGTTTGCAACGATCTTAGCGTCTACTACGGGGTTGGTTTTCTTGTTCGTATCTTTTTTGTTATTCTTTGCCATTTTATATTCCTCCTTTAGATTTTTAATGGCTATTAGGAACATACATGTTTTGCAGTACTATGTAATATTCCTTTACTTACACTGAAATATTATATAATTATAATATTTATATATGCGCTTTTCTATATACATTCAAATAACACCATCTGAAAAAGGGAGGATTGATTATAATGAACCTGATAATGAATATGAAATATTTCAATATTTACTCAGATGGTCATAATCATTTTATAGTTCATAACACTAGGAAAAAATTTTCAGAAGGGCATACTCATATAGATAACTTTAATAGTGCTAAGTATATATCATACTTAGCACTATATAAAAAGATACCACAAAAACGTAGACTATCATTATATCTTATTGAATCAGTTATACGGTTATCAACTGATAAAGAATATATTGAATCTATGTATGAATTAAAACGTGAGATTATAACTAAAAAAGAAGCAAGGAGAAGTTAATCTCCTTGCTTCTTTTATTACTGATTATTATAAACTCGCCAGCCATTTTGCCAACGCTCATCCTGATACCTTGTTATCAATCCATTATATCCTTTACCTGGAACCCAAGTCTCAAAAACGTTACCATTTTCATCTTTTACAACATCATCATTAATGTCATAATAAATGAACTCATTATCGTCAAAAAGATTATGAGTAATACCTACGCCAGGATGTTCATATGCAAAAACTAATATATTTACCATACTAGTATTTTCACTGATACTTTCACTGAAATTATATTCATTAAGTTTCTCAGTTATTTCAGCCTTTTCACGAATGATATCATCAAACGCTTTCTTATCATTGTGAACAAGATGCGAAAGCATAATTAAATCATAATATCTAACTCTAAGTTCAATAATATCTTGAATAGTCTTGTATAAATTAGTTGTCATCAGACAATTCTCCTTTCACAGAATTTATAGTATTGTTTCTTAAAGATATAAACTGTTAAGGACTATATCATCTGTGTTTTCAACTGATGCTAAACGTAATGCTGACATCTCTGTATCTGTAAAAATACGGATTTTTCGAAGTTCATTACCGTTATTGCTATATACGAATTTATATCCTTCAAGTGATATTATTTCAATGATACCATTACTTTTAAGTGTCATCGTAATATTTAATCCGTACGTACTTTCAATCATATTAAATTCGATAACGACTCCATTTTTTACAGGAGTTATATGATCACATAGTACTACATTATTAGTTTCATTAATATTACCTATTTGAGCATGGTAATCATTTATCATACCAAATTCATAATTAAGAAAACTAATCGTATCAGCAATTAATTCATCTGATGGTTTATCAAAATTAAAATAATTTTGATATTTCTGTTCACGAAGTTTTCTTAGAAGATTAATGAAATTTTTAACTATAATTCTCACTTGTATCTCACTTCTTTCTATTTGCTTTACGAGATTTTTTAGCAATCTTTTTTCTCTTTTTATTGTTTTTAAATTTAATAGAGTTTTTACTTCTATCAATGTTTATTAATGCGTTATCATCAGGTTTATTCAAGAAATCATTAATACTTGACGATTCATTTAACATTGATAAATACTCGGTATAGTCTCTTTCATTCATATCAAATTCCCTCCTATTAGGTTATATATATTTCAATAGGATTGCATCCTAAAAATATATTCTCCGATAAATAACATTCACCAACAGGTAAACATATATATTTTAATGATGTACAATAAGCAAAAGCCTCTTTATCAATTAACGTACACCCACCTGGTATACTAATAGCCTCAAGACTCTCACATTTATAGAAAGCACGAGTTCCTATTGATTTGACACTATGAGAAAAATTAACAATTGCCAAGTTTGTACAACCTGAAAATGCTTCATCAGGTATTGCTAAATATGCATGGGGAAGTTTAATACTTTTCAAGTTTTTCATATTTGAAAAAGTGCCTTCCTCAATAACAGTAACCTCAGACTTAGATAAATCAATAGATTCTATTTCATCTTTATAATTATTGAAGCAATTAGAACCCAGTACATCAATTCCTTTAGGTATTAAAATATTTTTAACAGCTTCAATAGGAAGCCCGGGTTCTATTGTTTCTAATGCTACCTTTCTAGGGCTTAACGTTAAATTCATTTTTATTTCCTCCTTATCGTATATCTCTTATAGATAATCTTTTATATTCTGGTTCATCTTCACGACTATCCACATTTTTTATGTTATGAATTATAACTTCGGTAATTGTATCAGGGAAGTAGTTAAAGAAATTACCTTTTATTTTATTATATAAGTTATTAGACATAGTTACACTTCTCATCCACATATTATCAGCAAAAGCGTTTCTCCCTATATCTATAACTGAATCAGGTAATTCAATGCCTAATATCATGGTTCTCGAAAATGCATATTCTCCGATATACTCAATTTTATCGTTGAATTTTACTGCCATAAGTTTATGGCAGTTTATGAACGCACTATAATTTATGGTTTTTAAATTCTTAGGCAGTATTACCGATGTTATATAGTGGTCATCTTTAAAACACTCGGCATCTATTTCCTTAATTTCTTCAGGAATTATAACATTTGAAGAATCAAGTTTTGGATTATATGTTATACCTCTAAGATGACCTTCACATATATCAAATATATGATTTTCGTGTTTTACTTTAACAGGTTCTCTGTTATTTTTTACATTAGATTTTTTCATTATCATTCACATTCCTTTTCATGTCTTTTTTTTTTCATTGTCATTGTTTGATTGGCTTTACTAATATATGAAACATAGAAACCGTGTTTCATATATAAATGACGAGCTATTTCATTATCAGTAAATAAATTTAATGATTTAGCACCATACAAATTTATTGCATCATTCATTAATATATGACCCATTCCATATCCACGATAATCTTCTTCAACATATATAGGTTGAATCCGTTTAGATTTATCTTTAGTTACAAATACGTATCCTATTATTTCATACAATGATAATTTACCAGATTCAATATACCCAGTAAATTTATAATTCCCATTATTTTCATTATAGTTAACATTAAAGCCGTATATTACATCTGATTTAATTTTAATATTTTCATCATTTTTTGGAATCACCAAAAATTCACCATCAAAAAATTGAAGGAATTCTTCAAACGACTTTCTTGAGGTATCGTTACATGGATAATAATTTACTAAAATTGATTTCCAAAAATTATATCCATGGTCTACTCTTACCCTCATGAAACTAAAATCTATCTCTTTCTTTTTAAAATTTGGGTTAAGAACACTTTTTTCAGTACTCATAATTTAACCATTCCTTTCCAAAAATTTATAAATATGTGACGATGAATATAATCATTCATCGTCACATATTTATTTTTTTTATTCGTTAACTATTTCCGTTTCAGGCTGATCGTTCTCTGTTTTACCTATAGTACAGAAGTAATGAAGATCAATCAGCTGACCTTTCGTGATAGTGAAGTAGTCATTTAACATACCACTATCACGGTCTACAATCATACGTTCGATAGGATTAAATTTCCTAAACATATAAACGAATGATTTATCCATAATACCGATAATATTCAGGATATCTCCATCAAAATCAGCATTAAGCCCGGGCAAGCAATCGGCATTCAGACCGTATTCTTTTTTAATTTATTGTTTATAAAATCTGAATGCTAATTAAATTGTATTTGAATTATTATATTGCTTTTAGTTAGTTTACTTGACTATATGTCTCTTTATAATAATTGAAAACTTTAATAAAATCTTCATTATTTTCTTTTTGTTCATTAAATTCATTGATAAATTCATTTAAAGTTAACTCTGGTATATTATCATCATATTTATCAATATAATTTTGATAAAATTTATATGCCAAATCATTTTCTATATTTGGTATTGAGAATATCCATGCAAGTATCGTATTAAGTCTCCAGTTTTCACTATCCACTTTATCCTGAAATTTATTAGTAAATATAAGATTGGTATCAATAGCATGATGGACATTTTCATATATATCACACCATTCTAGATTTATAGCATAATTACATTCAGGATTACCATTTATATGATTAACACAATTATATCTTTTCGGATTTTTATTTTTTACAAACATAAATGCAACTAATCTATGAATTGAAAACTCATCGAACCCATTATCGGTATTTAAAGATACCGATAAATGACTTTGATTGCATCGATTGATATTGTGTGATTTATGAATGTTTGTATAGAAGCCCTTTGTGTTATTCCATATTCTACCAAAATTACTAATACGATAGTCATCAATAAAATTAGTGCCTGGTATTTCTAGTTTCTTCCATTTTTCTTTACCTAAAATTGGAATATATAAAGTCGTCCACTCACGTTCTTGTTGGTGAACTTTGTTATTTACATCCCAATTATCTCCCCAATATAAGTTACTTTTATCACAATTAGTAGGGTTACCATCACGGAAAATAACTATATCTTTTCCTTCAGGTTTAGGTATAAAATGAAAAGCCACTAATCTACTCACAGAAGCATGCATTACATCAGATGAACTTTTATCGTAGTATAAGTTATATCTTAAGTAATCCTTATTTCTAGGGTCTTTAAATGGTTTAATGAACGAATCGGTATTACTATTGTAAAGTCTACCATCTTCACAAATATAATACTCGTAGTATAACTTTGTACCTATATCCACTTTCTCCCATTCTTTGGTTTCATGATGGATATTAATTAAAGCTGTTATTCCTTTATCAATAGAAAGGTTGGATAGTTTACAGTTGTAAATATTCCCATCAATATGATGGATATACATACCGGTTTTATAATCTGGGAAAAACATTAACACCATTAATTCATCATGATAAAAGAATTTTCGTTTGATTTTGCCATTATCAGCTATTATATTGAAAAAGATTGCAGGGCATTCATTCGGTCTTCTTTTATCATTATATGGATTTATATGATTTCCTGTAGATTTATTATAAACCGTACCATCTTCATATATTTCATATTCATAAAGAAAATCTATATCTGGTAGTTTAATTATTTTATGCTTAATTTGATTTTCCCTCCTTAAGTTATTATTAGCAATATAATAAATTCAAATACAATATTCTAGACTATATCTTCAATGTATATTCTTTAATAACAAATATACATAGCTGTCCGTTTCGTTTTAATAGATTTACTTATAGCTAATCTCACTATAATACTAACCCTTAATAGGCACTACTCTACTCACTTCTTCACCCAAGTATTTCTCTTAAGCTATGCTTTCGATAGTCGTTGAACTCATATCTCCTTTATAAATTCTTTATAAAGGGATACTTTGCTGCGTCGATTGATTCAAATAAATACCTTTTTACTATACCTTTGGAGTTACCCATTGCCATTATCATTATTACTAAGATAATTTAGTAGTATCTATTTATAGAATTCGTCCCCGCAATTAGAACAGTTTAATGTCGACCTCGCCCGTATGGTCAATCGACAGTGGAACTGATAAACAGTAATCATTCTTATCATGTTTTATCTTTCTTATTTTCATAAGCAACATGCTATAAAAATTCCATTAACTATATAATTCCCATTATATAACTGACTATATCATCATCTTTATATACTATTAACATATATAAAGAGCTCCCCATTTCGCTTTAATAGATTTACTTATAGCTAATCTCACTATAATACTAACCTTGTTACAGGCGCTACTCTACTCACTTCTTTTACCAATGTATTTCTACATAGGCTATGCTTTCGATAGTCGATGAACGTTCTTATACTAAATGATTACTTATTTCATAAATAGGGATTTCACCTATTGAAAGTGTTTTCCATATTTCGTTATCCTCATTCAATTCTATTAACTGATAATATTGCTTTAAAAATTTGGATAAAGGTTTGCGTTTTTTAGGCATATTTTTTTTTCACCTCTTTTATTTTTTTTAATCATTTAGTATATGCTTCGCTGCGGATTGTCTCTATTCTCAATCTTTTTACTATACCTAAGGAGTTACCCTTCGCCCTCAAAAATATTTTGAGTTAGTAATTGAGACTTAACGAGATATCCCCGCAATTAAAGGAGTTTAACGACCTCAAATTTTTTTAGCAGCTCTAAGGTCGGATTTCTGTTTATCAGAAGTTGAGCATCGTTATGCTCTACCATAAACATCATGATATCATAAACTTTTTCATCAAACTTAAAAGCATTCTGCCATATCATTGCAGCTTTACCCATTGAGATACCATCGAGTTTCATGAGATAATAAATTATCTTGGACTTAAAGAGTTCCAGTGCGGTATGATAAGATAAATCAACCATATTATCTTTAAGTCCTGGTTCAGGAATTATTACATTACGGGCAGTATAGTTTAAACTACCTCCAAGTAACTGTCCACGAATAAAACCCTCTTTACCATTAAGCTGGTTGAAAGTTATATCCCACATTGCATTCACTTTATTCTGCATACGCTGCAGAATGAAATCTCTTTCAACATCTATACACTCTTTAAGACTTTCGGAAAGAGTGAAAAGTGTATTGATGATTTTATCGATAGTACCATAATAGAATGTATCAGATGTAACACTCTGCGGTCTGAGAAAAGTTGAATATACTGGAATGTGTGAAGTAAAGACCTTAGCCTTTTCATCAATAAGTCTATCAATCGTGGAGATTTTATTCTTCTTTTTACTTTTAAAGTAAATGAGGATATTCTCATAGTTTTTGAAGAACTCATCAACACCAATTCCAGCATATGGTGATGATGCAGGTGATTCTGCATCATTGTTATTAGGTTTCTCTCGTTTACCGTCTTTAGTTATTCTGTATTTTGCAAATACAATATCGGGAAAAACATTTTTACCTAATGTCTGAGAAAGCAGATTAAAATAATATGGATTGATTATTCTGTTTGGTGCTAAATCAATCCATCCTGTTACATTGATATCAGAATCTTTAAATTCTACCTTTGTATGACAGATAGGGCATTCTTCTCCATCAAACTGCCTGCCCTGAAATTCTCCACACTTACATCTATATCTTTCGATGAATGCATGCTCATCTGAATAAGATGTTCCGTATAGAGGAGACTGTGCACCATAAAGTGCTTTCTCCTTAGTTTCATCAATAGCTACTTCAGCAGGTTCAGTGATAGTGAAACCATTTCCATAAATAATATCATAGAAATATTCACTATCCCAGTTCATCCTGCTAAGTCTAACAGCTTGCTTGTGTTTTTTACTCACAATATATCGTCCTTTCCTATTTTATATGTGATAGAAATATAATCACAAAAATATAATATATAACGTAATTAAAAATTGTAAGTTGTCAAGTTTTTTAAAGTATTTTCTAACTCAATAAATACTTCATTTAAGTAATAATTGCTATGATATTTATCTCTAAATTCTTTTATCTTATTATATATCTCTACATACATATTGGACTCATCATTATATCCTAATAGCTGATTTGCTACGTTCCTAAAAAATATAGAATCGTTAACCTTATCATTAGAATATCTTAACGTACAACGAAGACTATATATTGCGGAAATTATCGTGATTACTGTATAAGTATATTTAACAATATACTCTCTAGGATATTCATCAGTATCAAGATAATCTCTTTTAATATTATCGGGGAGATAGTGAATACATATCTCCCCGATTTCTTCTATTAACTTTTCCAGATTGTCCTCTGAGATTTGTCCTCGTCTCCTATTGATGGTTTGCATGTAGAGAGTAAAGATATTTCCTTCTCTCTTACTATCCATCTCTTTTTATCCCTCTCCTCCACATATGCCATATAACGAAGAAAGAATAGCTTTTTGCTGATATCTATCATGACAAGCTCGTATATCTTCAAGCATTTTTCTCGTAGATGTTTTAGTCATCTGATGTTCGCTGTATTTTCTTAATATTATAACAGATGCTTTAACTGCATCACGTAATATATCAGAAACATATCTATCATTAAGATGCTCTAATATATATCTCAAGAACCAGATATTATATGAGCAGCAAGGCATGTCAAAATACATCTCAGTCTCATTGATTTCGTTATTATCAATGATTGATAACCAGTCATCAATTAAGTAGTCGATAATTGTATCAGTATTCATCGATGTATTGAACGATAATTTTATTATCTCGTTCCATGTTGAGTCGAGATACTCGTCGATTTTTTCTAATCTACGAGCAAGTTCATTTCTTATCGTATAAATACTTATGCGAAGAAATTTATTTAATTGGTTCAATACAATATCATTGTATACTGTATCAAAGTATTCCCTTTCACGGGGATTTAAGTAGGTATCTCTAAAATTCGAGATACTTTCAGAGACATGTGCCTTTCTGCATACTTCATCAATTTTACATATAATTGACGAAATATCATTCCGATATTGCTGATTCATTTTAATCATTGCTTCCGTAGCATATGGTTTTTTCATCGATTTTATCAGTTTCACAATCTCGTTACGTATTTCAACGTAAATAGTATCGATAACTTCCGAAGAATATGAAACATTATTATTATCTTCATTATTAAAGAGAGCATTGATGAAACTCTCTATGCTGTCAGCAGTATCTGATTCTCCTGAAATGTGAATCAAATTTAGAATTATTGACTCATCCGTTGTGTTTGATGCTTTCTTCGGACGAGACTCAATTTTCATATTGAGTTTTTGCAGAGCTTCGATCAATGCTGTAAAAAGCATTCCATTATTATTAATTCCATTATTATTATTTGAATTTTCTTTCGACATTTTTAACCATTCCTTTCATTTTTATTTCATTAAACTTGTTCGTAAAACAAGTTTAATGAAATGTATTTTTATTTATAAAAATACATATGTAATGATATTATCTGCAACCAACCGCAAAGATATCATCACAAAATGTTTCATCCTCATATTCGTCAATGTTTTTCATAATCTTACGATTATAGTATTTATCATTACTATATGATGGATTAGTACAAACCATTACAAAACCATCTCGTGAATAAATATCTGAAATCAGTTCACGGTTTGACTCTAGCACAGTTCGTGATATTCGTCCTTTTATGACGACTTTTAAGTTTGTGTTAGCAAAGCATCTTCTACCAGCATGAACTATAAGTTCACACTCGGTCGGTAATATTATTTTTGTGAGCTTTTCGCAACCGAAAAATGCTCGTTTTCCTATTACCAGCTTTTTAGTCTCGATTCTTGATAAATCGAGTTCTTTGATATAGTCTCGTCCGAAGAAAGCCATATCACCGATCTCGGTTGTCGTCAATGGAAACCTCAAAACACCGTGGTTATCCATCATTTCAGGGTCGTACTTTTTGATAATCATTTTAATCACTCTCTTTTCATATTAAATTTTGACATTCGTCAATAATGATTACCAATAAAATAATATATAAATAATTATAAAAAAGCTAAGTGAAAGATATATCTTTCACTTAGCTTTTTAAATTTAATAATTAGAGCATTTATCAAAATCAAAAGGCTCGAAGTCATCATCGTAATTACTTACATACTGTTTTTTCTTTTTATTATTTTTTTCAGGTTCTTTTGTTTCTCTATTGATAGCATTAGTACGTCCTCTCTTATCATCGACCGCTTCAAACTGGGTACTGAGAGATTCAAGTGACAATGCTTTAGGTTTATCAATATCATCTATAAGTCGTATTTCATTTCCTGGTTCAAACGGATGATTAAAATATTCAAGTCTTCTCAGTTTTTCATTCTCCTCAGAAGACCTATATCGACGTTTGAGTAACTTAAATGTTAAATATAATTCGTTAGTATCAGATTTAACTTCAGGATTTACTATAATAACAACATCGCTGTTTTCTATAATCTCCCACGAACCAGCTATTGCATCTCGTCCAACAAGTCTTGTAACATCTTCTTTTTTAGCTTGTAATGCTGCATCAACTACTGATGCACCGACTCTGTTAAGCTGTTGAGCAGATATTACTACTATATCAAAAAACTTTGCAAGTTCCTTTAATTCATTTGTAATATTTTTAAGTTCCGTCTTTTCATCTGATGCTCTTTCAGCTGGTCTTATACGTTTCATATAGTCAAGAACTAATGCTATAACTTCAACACCCTCATCAGACAAATCGTTTATAATTGTATACAAATCATTTGTATCGAGTTCTCGATTCTTAAATTCTTTGATGATAATATCTATATTATCATCATCAGATAATCTAAGACCACCTTTATCACGCATTTTCTTCTTTATTTGTTTAGCTGAATAATTTCTAATATCATCGCTATCAACACACATGTTGTATATACGTTCAATAGTCTCTGGTATATCATTCTCAAGCGTTAAGAAAAGAACAGCCGGTCTCTTATCAGGGTCTTTTGTTTTAATTCCCTTATTATATTTACGAATATCCATTGCTGACTTAAGAAGAATGGTAGATTTACCTTTACCTGGAAAAGCAAGATATGTATACAATCTTTTACTCAAGTATCCTGGTGCAAGAATAGTATTCCACCGTTTTATTCCAGTTACAAATATTCTATTTCTATCCTTAAGTTTTTGAACAGCATCATCAATGACTGCTTCGAATTGTTCATCTGCAAGAGAGAATGTCTGATCTGAACCAAGACTCGAATTACCTCTCTTTATATTTATTACAGCAGTTGCAATGTTATATAAATCTTCACTTACTGCTTTATATGATTTAAAATCCCCTTCATCAATAGAATTGAGAATTTGTTTCATAACATCTTTTACTGTAATAGTATATCCAAACTCTAATGTATCATCAATCTTTTTTATCAGGTATTTTGATTCATCATGAGATATTTTTTTAGTTGCTAAAGTTGTATTTAATATCTCTGATTTATATGAATCACACTCTATATCATCAAGACAATACTGCTTCAAGTTATCATTGTCTTCAAAACCATCAACTAACTTACCATAAAGAGTCTTTCTTACTATCCATATTCTTGCCTCTAATGCTGGTTCATTTTCATAAACAGACATATCTAAGTTATTAAATAACTTATAAATATTTGTCAGTGTTTTTCGTGTTCGTAAAACACTATCTTTATATATAAACGATATTACCATATTAAGAGTTGTAATATCAAATTTAATTTTTAAAGGTTTTAGCTTAATATCCTTTACTGAAAGATATTTTTTCATTGTTGGTTTTTCAAATTCCATAATTTCAAATAACTCTCCTTTCAAGAAAGTTTAATTTTTTGTTAGACCAACAATAAAAAGAAGTTACGCTAGAAAATCCAGCGTAACTTCATTATTAGTTATTTTTTATGTTGTTTTAGGAACCTTTACAACATATGTATTTATTTCCCATTCATCATTAGGATCATATGCTGCAAGATCACCAATTTTAATCATTGATACAGGATCAAAATTTTCTTCACCATTTGCAACGATTTTTCTTGCGCCTAAATTTTTAATTAAATCATCAGGAAGTGATGAATATTTATTATATTTATAATCGACATCATCTTTTTTAGGTTTATTAATTTCAGCAAGGAAGTAAAAACCCGGTTCTGCTTCTGATGGTTCCATTGTTGATAAAATTACTTGTCCACTATTGTTAAGACGAGATGTGTTATTATCAACATTCGTTTGTAAACTGTCAAGATATTCATGTAACGTTTGTTCATCATCATAAACGACAGCATCAACATCTGTAACTACAGCTATATCTATTCGATTACCTTGATCATCTGCAGGTGTTTGCATCCTGCCACGCATTTTTTGTGCCATATTTTATTTCACCTCTTTATACTATTCTTCCACACAGATTGCGAATTTCCTCTTCATTTAAAACGACAGTATCAGTTTCTAATAAATGAAATGGAGCACCATACGTAGTTATATCTTCCTGCACAACCGATGGTGCATTTAATATAGCACCGTAACGTGTTATTGGCATAAGAACACGTTCAGTTCTATCTGAGTCATGCCCATGCATTAAAATATCAGTAACCTTATCCGGTATATATCTTATTCGTTTATTAGCCATTTTTTATCCCTCCAATAAAATCAATTGCCTGAAGGATCTTCTTCAACAATTTCAGCTGTAACAACTGCACCCTCTTTGATATCATATACTCTAAGAGATGCATCGGATGTCATTATAGAATCATAGATAACTCCAGCTTCATCCATATACAATGTAGCTTCATTTATTAATGTTAACTGTTTTGTTTCTCCACTATCATGAGGATAATCAATACCATTAAAATAAATTGCAACGATTTTTCCATCTTCGATTATTCGATAAATGGTTCCAGGTATCCATTCTATAAGTGCATCATACTCTTCTTGAGTCATATCAATGAACGGTAAAACTGTTACAGTATAATATTGCTTGATTTTTATTATCCATAATAAATCAAGTCTTCCCATAGATAATGGGTATTTACATGTACGTTTTGAAGAATAATCAGGTACTATTAGATAGTCATTTAATCTATCTTCTTCCATAGTTAAGTTGTTAATTTCAAGTACAGTCATATTTTATTCACCTCCATCATTAGTGTTAGTTTCACTAGACGGATTCTGTTCAGTATCATCGGGGTCTTCTGATGTATCATCTGGTACATCTATAATTTCACCCTCTTCAAGATAGATATCTTTCTTGACTGTAATATCAGTATTAATATCAACATAACCAAAGTTATTTTTAGAAATAATCATCTCAAGTTCCTTAAGGTCAGATTCTGAATTATGATTAACAACTTCTCCTTTTAGACCAATGGTTCTAACCATTTCAGCCCAAACTGCATTAGCTCCCCATTCTTCATCGTTTGGTCTAGCTGACGATTGAATAAATTCGGAAGCTCTCTTGAGTTTTGCCATTTTTGTCATATACCGTCTAATATATGGTATATCTAAAAACCCGACAGTAACTTCATTACCTAAAAGTCTTAAATCTTTATAAGTATCAACGAAACTAACGATATTTGCCCATTGACAATATACTTTGCCATCTGGACAAAGATATTCACTTACAGATTCAAGAACTGTAGTGTCATCGTCAAGACCGGTAATATCCGAAGACAATGTTTGTACAAAATGCATTTTATAATAATCAAGTTTAGTTATTATAACTTTAGCAGAATCGTATCCGTATGGGTATCTTTCAGTAATATTCTTTGGGAATAAAACACAGCATCCCTCATTAAATCTGATATAATCAGTTGCATCGTATGTTGTAGTAGAACCATCGAGTGTAATCGAAATTTTATAACTAAGTATTATATCAGAATCTTTCCATTTTTCAATAGTTTGAAATTTTCTTTGTTCAGCTTTAATGGCTGGGTCGCTACCATCATAATTACATATATATTCATCATATAAATTAGAAAGTATGCGAACGATAGTTTTATCAGCATCTCGTGTTGTGGGCGTTATAAAGAATCCGTTACATTCGCCTGAAATATTGAATGATAACGTATTCCTTAAGTCTACTCCACTTGCACCTTCTGATGCTATTTCAGTATTATTTGATACTAGTATATCATTTGGTACGTCCTTATTTATAGTCACGAGGTCATAATTAGTTGAAACATAGTATGCATTATTATTTTTTCCAGGATATGTAAAATCCTCATTGTTTGTTAAAAGGATTCGTAATTCCAATACCTGGTCGTAAGCATATTTCTTATTTTGTTCAAAACTAAGTACACGACCATCAACAGGTCTCTTTATAAAAAGTTCACCTGTCATCTTATCCATGAGAGCTTCGCCCTCTACTGAATAATCACGATATTCATGACTAAGAAACGTCGTTGCAAATCGTATATCCGGCTTTGAGACATATGTTGGTCTATCGGCATGATCGATTAATCTTACCGGCATTACGTATACACCTCCAACTCATCTTTTTCTAAGTCATCTTTGACATATTTATCAATTGTCTTTTCTGTTGCAATCTCAATATCCATACCAAGTATTTCGTGTGTAAGTTCATTGAGATGTCCAACTGCATAAACTAATTGTGCATTATCATCGCCGTCTTCTGGACCATAAAACGTTAAATCTGGATTAAGGCATAATGCATCAATATATGCTGAACGTCTTGCATATGCATTTGGCTCATCGCTGTATGTTGCATTAGTTGGTGATGTAATATATTGGTTATATATATCAGTATACCAATCTAATAATACTAATAACGAAAATTGTGTTATATCAGGATTAACAAATGTTTTTGGTATCAATTCTTCATAATAGAACATATCAAAGATATAATAGATATATTTATCTGTAATTCCTGGATATTCTTCTTTTTCTTCATCGTTAGTATTTTCACCAATTATCATATCGTCTTCTTTATTATTTTCGATTACAAAATCTAAAAGCTTTCGCTTCTCTTCTTCTGTAACATATCTTTTTTTAATCAGTTCATCTATACTGAAAAAGAATTGTTTTTCAGTATAATTAACACCATAATATTCATAATCTCGTTCTTTTTCAAAGATTAATAAATTATATGATGACTTAATATTGACAAATTTAATAGTCCATGGGTCAATTGTAATAACATTGTTCAAACTTAATTTTCTACCATTTAAATATACGTCATAGTACCGTATATCAAACGGTTTATTGATTATATTTCTTAAGTCAAAAAGTTCATTAGTCGGTGATATATCTTCTTGATAATATATTTGAGTATATCTATACGGACTTACATCAATATATATAACATCATCCTTATGCATTTCATATATGAAACGTATCCTAGGATAATGATACATTGGATAGAACACATATTTTTCTCTTGGCATGATACGTCCATTAACATATACTCTGATAAAATCTTTATGGTAACCAAAAGTATTATCTACAAATTCCAGATAGACTTCACCATCACGAGGAACAACATAGCGAATACCCTCAGCTGATTTTGATAATCTTATTTTTAATGGTTTACCAACCAACATTTCATCATTAGTCTTAATTTTAAATTTATTAAGATTAACAAACCGTAACCTTTTTTCAGCACTACCATTTGATGTTTTAAACTCTCCGTAGTTATTGATAACTTTAATATCAAAAAATGATGGATCATATCTATGAATAATACCAGTATCAATATCATCGTACATAACGAAGTCAGCATTAGTTGGTATTGTATTCGGGTCATTAGATGCAAATGTTATTGTTTTTTCATCATCAAGTGACTCAAATTCAATTTCTTTATCAAAATAAAATCTATTTACATATTCAATTTCAATAAAACTGTTCTCAGTAATAAATGATTGTGGAATATATAGATATTCAGCAAATTCATTACGTTTTTGAATAAGGTCTTTCATAACAAATAAGCCATCAATAAAAACACGAATATTAACATGATGGTCATCTTCCTCATTGTTAAGTAAACTGAATACGTAACAAGGTTTGTCAAATATTATAGGATTAATATCATCAGGAAATTCCTCAGTAGTATCTTCTCGTATTCTAGACTCAAGATCTATCGTATTAGTAAAGATATATGCTGAGACGCCTTTCTTCTTTTGTTCCATGACATAATCCCTAAGGATAAATGGTTCATGTTTTATAAAGTCAATTAATACTTCACTTTTATATTCAACAGATTTACCATTCCATATATTAACTTTATGGTCGTTAAAATTATGGATTAAATCCAAATCTTTATATCTATGAATATAACTATAATATGTCAAAATATGAAGTAACATATCATAGAAATCTTCTTGATCTTCACTATCAGGATAGAGAATTATTTCTCCTCTATATAATTTATCTACATTCTCTTCAAGATTTGAAAGTAAATTATCACATTTTAATGATAAAAAATAAAAGAAGAAATCATGAATACACGTATAATGAAGTTTATAACCATGATGATAAAAATAATATAATTTATATATATCTCCATCTTCTTGCGTTTCATCATTAATGTGATAAAATGTTGGGTAATATAAATCTATATTATCTACATTATGTAAAATTTCATATCCCTGTGATGATGCAGGTTTTTTTAGAAGAATACAGTTTTCAATTGGTATGGGCATATTAAATGGCTTAGCTGTTTCTTTATCTTTTAAAATACAAGCTATATTAACCTCACCATTAACAGATGTTGCATAATCATTGCCTGTATAATATATATGCTTATGTAAATCTTTTAAGAAGAAGATTGAGATATAAAAAGCAGAATCAACGTTATCAAGTATTTCAGCTATGTCATCTGTTACTGTACCTCTATAACCATTATCAGTTTTTTCGAGTTCGATAAGCATTGTTCCTGTTTCATAATTTTTTTTCTTTTTATCGGGTATATGAATACTACAAAACATTATTCCATTATCCGTGGGGAATGGTTTATAAGTTGTAGACTCAGTCGTTGCAGTAGGTGATTTAATAGTATATGTTTTGGTCATTTCATCGGTGATGATAAATGACTTATTACTATATTCTATTATAGGTTTCTTAACATTGATTCTCTGATAATACACATTATCAACTATCAGAATTTTTAATTTATGTGGATTATATATTCTTTTATCATTTTCAATATTTCTTTCATATTGAAAAATAAAATTACTTGACATAGGTAAATAAACCGTTGCATATTCATCAGTTATGAATATATTATAATCCCATATAGTGTGATTATCAATTATTATTATCGGAATTTTTTTAAATAATTCTGGATGATTTATAATATCAATATATGAAATTTTTGTTTTATAAAATTTACTTTTACGATATTCATTTTCATCACATATATTTATCATTTCTCGACCAATGTCAAAACACGGTTTATATGATTTATCAAAATAAAGCCTATGTAGACCTTTGGTGTTTTCATCACTTTTTATCAAATCTATAGAATATTCCTTATTTCCTACTAGTTCATGCTGTGTATGAGCTAAATAAGAAAATGAATTATCCCATGTCTTTTTCAATGCTAAATGAGTGGATAATTCACCAAATGAATTATTGACAAAAGCTCTTCGTATATATTTATATAAGAGCTCAGGTGAATCAATCGACATTATTTTTTCCTCCTCTCATCATATTCTTGACTATTAAGGAAATGTTTCCACATTACCTTTCACATAGAAAATGTTGATAAAAACAATGTTTTAATAAAAAAATCCATTGAAAATAAACGAAAGGTGGATAAAAATATGGCTTATTTTACCGAAGGATCGTTACATGATACAGTTCTTTTTAATACTATAAATAAATCATCAAAGGTTATAACGATGATTGGTGAATATATGAAGAGCGGTACTGTAATAGATTCATCTTATATCGAAGAACAACTTATTCAGATACAGAAAACACGTATCTCACCATTGGCTGATAAAGTCATAAAAGCATATGAAAAAAAAGATATAATCATAGTACACTCAAAAACTATAAAGATACCTCAGCCAATTCCATTTATAATTCTTAAACTTCAAGGAACTATGAAGGCTGTTATCTTTATCAATAACTATGGCACACTTATTGAAAATCATAAGGTTGGTAATGCTGTTTACTTAAATACTCCAATGAAAGACCTTTATACTTTAATGGAAGGTGCATATGTCGCATTACAGTATGCTATATATCCTATAGGTATAACTAAGAATCTGGGTTTAATGAAATTATCAAATTCAATATATACTCAGATGTTTATGCGAATTCTTAATAAAGAATATGCAATAAGTATGGAAAAAGAAATAGCAGATAGAATGTCATTTGTTATATCTAGGTTTTTCTTAGATAATGTATGGGAAAGTGTAAATAAAGATATTAACACCTCATATGCAATAAATAATATTCTTACTCCAAATAAATCAGATTTAATTCTTATTTCTGAAATGTATAATGAAGCAGCTATAACAAATATAGAAGAATTAATAGCATTCATGAAAACTATAACAATGAGAGTTGAAAAACTCAATATGCGTTATTTTACTCAATGTTGGCTTAATACATATAAGTCACCTGCATTATTTAGTATGGAGTGCTTACCATACTTCTTATTTACAACAGAAGCTGCATTAATAGGTAGCTTTATAGTTAATCAACCAATCTTATCAGATATGTATAAAAATATCAAGGGAATGAATACATTCTATCTTGAACTGACTAAAACTGTATAAAGGAGGGATATATAATGTCTATAGATCCTTCAAAAAATCCTAATTATAATTGTAAACGAGGATGGATAATAAGTATGGATGAAGCTGGGGGATATGTACCTTTCTTCGTACGTGTTCGCTCAGAAGATATAATGTGGACAACAAAAGCAATAGATAGATATTATTCATCTATTGAGCGAAACCTACGTAATTTTGGTTATACATATAATGCAGATATCCAAAATCCATCAGCTGAAATGGTTGTAAATGTTGGTAATTGGACATATTATATTAAACCCAATGGACAATTCAGAGCAAAGTATATTGGTATTCCCAGCACGAGTGATTATTCAATTATCAAAACACCAGTATCGCTAGATAGAGATGTTACTGCTGGTGCTAACTTAAGAATAGACCTACCTTTAGCATCTGTAAAATCAGATACCATGATTATAGGTAATATGGATCCTATTGGTTCATGTTATACATATTTCAAGGGAGCACGTCATAAATCATATTCAATAGGTAAAATTATTGATACTATCGATATATCAATAAGATGTACATATGACTTGGAAGTTGTTTCTGATTTTAATGCACGAGCTATTGATACTATGATTGAAACAGGAGAAGGGGTAGTTGTTTCTATTTATATGGAAGGCACTATCTCAATATAAAATAATAGAGAATGAGCTTTATAGCTCATTCTCTATTATTTTTTTTTTATCTCCATGTTATTTGATATTTTTTACCATAGCTATCTGTAGCTATACCAGTTGATCTATTAATACTTAATGTTGTTCTTAACGGAAGAGGATAATCTGCTATCTCATTTCCCTCTTCATCAAGCGCATAATAGAAGTAATCTTCAACATCATTACTATTAATAGATACATAAATTGTTATATTGCGATTTTCATACTTAAGATATTTTTCAACTTCTTCAGAACGCTCACTGTCAGCAAGGCTTTCTGATAAACTATCAAAAAGTTCATCTTCTGTAAAATCGCTAATCTCAGTAGGAGAACCAGTTCCTACGATTTGACCTCTTTCGCTAATCATCTTATTAAGAAGTGAACCTGCAAAATCGCTCATATTTTCTCCTTCACCACCATTACCAAATTCTTTTTTCTGTTTCATGGTAAGTTCAGCAATAAGTTTTTTTGCATTTACATTCTTTTCAATAAGTTGCATTGCTAATGCTCGTGCACCGGTTATATTTTCAACTAAATCAGTCATTGTCTTGTTTACGCCACGAGCCGATGATTTAGAAGATTTCATAGCATCATATTCTTTTTGTAATGTATCTGTGAATCTATTTTGGTCTGCTAATAGATTTCTATATAAATTAAGTTCAGGTTCAAATTCTTTCGCATAATCAATCAATTCACTTTTTTTCTTTTTCTTCTTCTTTTTCTTTTTACCAAAATCAATATCAAAAATTGAACCACTTGTATATTTAGATTTCTTAATTTTAATATCAGATAGTGTATTAAACCATTCATCATCATTATCAAAATAGTTATCTATATCATCATTTTCTTTTTTAGCATCAGATTCATTACTCTTTATTATAGAAGATGGTAAAAATGTTCCAGTAGATGCTATATCATAATCTGTCATGTCTTCAACTTCTCTTATCTGATCAAGGATTTTTTGATGTTTTGATTTTTTATATTTAGGATTAAGGATATCCTCTTCATCATGTTTCGACATATTATGTAACCTCCTTCTAAATAGATTTATAGTTGTGTTATCAGAACGATTTTCTATTCGGAAAAAAACACAGAAATAAACTAAAAAATATAGGAAGTGATTGTTATGAAAATAGATAAGGACAACGCGATGCTTATAGATATCCAGTATATCAAAGCAAACAGACGTGAAGATCATCCTGACTATTTATATTTAATATGGAAAGATTTAAAAACTGGTGAAAAACATTTACAGGTTATACCAGAACCAATGATTGATATTTATTTTGAAAAACCTGAATTTAGAAATCATACTTTTTCTAAAACATATGAAAGAGTTGAGCATCTCAATAAAAAGACCGTTAAATATAAAGATATTATATTCGAAATAGCTAATGATATGGGAGATGCTGGAAAGAATAGACTCAGAGACTGTTTTACGACAGGAAATTACCGAGGTATTCAAGAATTTTACACATATCCTTATGTTTATGGTGCTGATTATGATATTAGAGCTTGGTATAGATACAAATGGCTTCAGCAAATGGATAATGATAAACCAAAAACAATTAGTAAGGGGTTTATGGATATAGAAGTTGATTCATTTGAAGCTCCGGGCATGGCTGATGCAACATATTGTCCAATAGATATGGTTACAGTCATTGATATGTCTGCTAATCAATCTTATACGTTTGCATTGATTGGTGTTGATTGTGTTGAACATGATATGTCTACGATGTCTGTAAAACAAAAAGAACATGAGCTGTATAGACGTTCGATGTATAGTAAGCGAATGGAACAGCAAGAATACTGGTCAACACATGAAGATGAACTTATTAAAGAAGCACATAAGATGTTTGATGAGTCATATCCGGGAATGGAATATAATGTATATTTCTATAAGGATGAGAAAAAGATGCTTGTTCATCTTTTTCAGTTAATCAATAAATTGAAACTTGATTTTATTGGAATTTGGAATATATCATTCGATATTCCATTTATAATTGATAGGTTAAAAAATATGGATTTAGACCCAGCTCAAGTAATGTGTCATCATGATTTTCCTATCAAACAATGTTATTTTAAGAAAGATACTATAAACTTTCAAGTTAAAAATAAATCAGATTTCTTTCATATTTCATCCTATACAGTTTTCTTTGACCAGATGATTAATTATGCGGCAATACGTAAAGGTGGTCAGGAACTTCGTTCTAATAAACTTACGTATGTTGCACAAAAAGAACTTAATGATGAAAAGCTTGATTATAGTGAAGATGGCGATATCAAAACGTTATCATATAACAATTGGTTATTGTATTTTCTTTATAATATAAAGGACGTTCTTCTTCAGAAGGGTATTGAAGAAAAGACATCTGATGTAGATACCTATTATCTTACATCATATAAAAATATGACGCCGTATGAGTCTGAGTTTAAACAGACAGTAAAACTTAGGAACGTACAGTATAAGTCGTTTGCTAAGCAGGGATTGGTACCTGGTGAGAATATTAATAAATTTATTTATAATTCTCAAGAAAGAGAAGCAGATGACTATGACGATGAAGAAGAAGAGAAGAAAACCAAGTTTGAGGGTGCTTTAGTAGGTGACCCATCATTAATAGATAAATTCGGAGAACGAATGTTTGGTGAAAAAACAAACTGCATATTTAAATATAGTATTGATATGGATATGTCAAGATTTTATCCATCATGTATAGCCGCTATGAATATTGAGCCAAGTTGTCTTATTTTTAAAGCATCGGTAGACCCCAGCGAGTATGATGTACGTGATGGTGATATACCATTTAATGGGATAACTGATGTTCAAATAAATAAACACAATAATGATTCGTTTGAAACAGATATAGCAAAAGAAATATTTGATAATTTTCAGACAAGAAATTATTTGTCGGTTGCCCATAAGTGGTTAAATTTTCCATCAGTTAATGATGTATACGAACGATTAAAAGATGAACTTGATTAATGAGGTAAAAAATAATGGCTAAAAAAATAACATTTAGAGATTTGCTTGTTAAAATAACAACTATTCTCTCATCAGATCTATATCTGATAAACAATCAGTATATAATAGGTGGTCCGAAATCAAATGATAATAATATAGGATATTTTGTATTTAAATTAAATCCAGATATTATTAATGTATGCAACGAAACCAATTTTCTTGATGCGTCTGAGTCATATTATTTTGCTGATGCTAAGGCCGCAAAAGATGACCTTGAAAATAACTGCTGTAAGCTTACTAAGCCATCCCAAATTACATGGTCTAAAAAAATGCTTTCTACTGTCATGGATATTGTAGATAATATAGAAACATGGAATAAATTTAATTTTACTGATAAAGAAATAGATGCATTATTTGATGAAAACTGCACTATAGATTTATTTGCAGATAGTACTGAGATATCTACAGTAACAGTTAGTAAAACTTTATTCCCTTTAACAAACGAAAAAAATATATCAGACTTATATTATACCGTAGATAAACATGAAGATTTCAATAATTTGATATTATCATTAGATTACTCAATGTTTCAGCTTTATATGTTATATAGATATATTGATGTTGACTAATAATAGAGATGTAGTGTATGTATACACTACATCTCTATTATTCTTTACTGCATATTTTTCCTATCAGAAAACATTGAATTAACATTTAAATACTGAAAGGAGTGATCAATTTGCCGGCTAATAATAAAAAAGCAGGTAGTAAAAAATCTAATACTGAAATTTCTGAATTAGAAAGAGCATCTTCTATATTAAAAGATAAGAGTGTTAGAAGAAATCTATCTCAAATTGAAAATATATTAGGTCAAGCAAATTTAAACTTATACGGTACAGACAGAACTTCTGAAGTAGATACGTTGAATTCTAAATTTCAATCTCTTCTTCATGAAGAAATAGGTGTTTTGACTCAAAAGGATGACGAAGATGTAACGTCATTTATTAATAAATTATATTCAGCAGATAAGAAGAGTACCGCTGCTTCAAATCTTTTAGATAATCAATTTGTATCTATGACTGGAGAAGAAGTACAAGCAGTACAAGGATTTTTATATGATGTATATAGAAATAGACTTCTTGAACAAAATGACCTTCATGAGGTTGCTTCTCAACTTATTGAATTAAGTGAAGCGATATTAATAACTCGTGATGCGATAGTTTCAGCTGATGTAGTTGAAGGACGTATGTCTAGAACTCTTAAATTTGATAAAATTGATCAGGAAGATGCTGAGAATACTTTACCAATAGTGGAGTCTCTTGAGAAACGATTCTCGCTTCTTGAAAAAATAAAAAACTTTGTTATACCAAAAACTCTTGAATATGGAGAGTACTATGCATATTGTATTCCATATTCAAAGATTTTTAATGATTTTATGAAAAATAAAAATAATACAAAGACTGGAAATATGTATAAAGAAACATCTTTATACGAAAGTGTTTCAGATAACACTGTTACCCGAAGTGGCAATAAAAATAGTAATAAAAGTAATAAATTTATTGATGATATTTTCACGGAATATGTTAGTAATTTTCCTGAAAGTAAACAAAGTGAAATAAAATCTAAAGAAAAAGAATTTAAAGAAGATGTCTCTAATATTCTTAAAAATATAATAATATGTAATGATTCAGTTCCACTTCCGGTAATGGAAGAAGGGTTTGCTTCAATAAAAACATATATGGATGAATATGTTAATGAAAGTGGTGATACATTTACAGAAGCAAAAACCGTAAGGAAAGATAAAAAATCAGTTGATTCTTTATTTAACAAAATAATCAATGATGATACAAAAAATGGTATCACATTTGTTGATGATACAAAATCAAGAGGAAAAGCTAAAGATGACTTTTCAGATATCAAGGATTGTTATCTTAAACTTATAGAACCTACTAAAATTATTCCTGTAAAGATAATGAATCAGACTATTGGGTATTATTATGTACAAGAAGAGGATATCACACCTCTTGCTGGAATGATTTCATCAACTTTATACTATAATAAATTTGATGAAGCAAATCAGCAGCAATCTATAGTTGATTCTATTGCAAAACGAATAGTAGATTGTTTTGATAAGGATTTTCTTAAAGATAATATAAAATTTAAGGAAACAATAGTTGAGGCTATTAACTATTATAATTTAAATGAAAAAAGACTTAAATTCCAGTTCATTCCTGTAGAGTACATAGTTCCTTTCAAGATTGACCAAGACGAGTATGGCAACGGACAATCGATGATAAAGAAATCATTATTCTATGCTAAACTTTATTTAATGCTTCTTTTATTCAAAATCATGTCTATTATATTAAATAGTAATGACCAAAAGGTAAACTATTTAAAAACATCTGGTATTGATAAAAATGTAGCTAATAAAGTACAAGAGATTGCACGTATAAAACAGTCACGTCAAATTAATATGTATGATTTATTTAATTATACCACATTAATCAATAAAGTGGGTAACGGAACAGAAGTCTACATACCTACTGGTAGGTCTGGTGAAAGACCTATTGAAACAGAGATTTTATCAGGCCAAGACGTACAGTTAAATAGTGAACTTCTTGAAATGTTAAAGAACTCGTATATACTGGGAACAGGTGTTCCTGCAGCTATTATTAACTATTTAAATGAAGCAGATTTCGCTAAAGTCATCGAACAAAACAATACTAAGTTTAATGGTAGAGTAGTTAACTATCAACTCGATTTTAATCCTAGTATAACTGAATTATATCAAAAGATAATGAGATGGTCAACAAATATACCGGATCAAATGGTAGACAATTTTGAATTCGCATTACAACCTCCTAAAACAGTTGCATCTACTGCTAAAGGTGAAGCCATTAATGCATTCAATCAGTTGGTTGAATTTGTTGTTGGTATTAAGTATGGTGACCCCGGTCAGGCTGAAGCTGATAATCCCAGTATAAATAAAGAAATAAGAAGATTTAAAGAACTTTATGCTGCAGAGCAACTTCCTCTTCTTAATATGGATAGGATTAATAAACTATGTGAGCAGGCTGCTATTGATGTTAAAGAAGAGACTCTCAAGCCTAATCCTAACAATGGTGATAATGGTGAAGATGATGGTATAGACGGTCTTGACTTAGACAGTGAAGAAGGAGAAGAATAAATTCGTAAAATAAAAAATTATAATGATATATTATATATGTGTAATAAGAAGATTATAAGCCACGTATAATCTTCACCCAGATAAACTAAGTTTAACATCAGACTGCAGCTGATGTAGAAATCTTAAATTATGATGCTCGTGGCTTGCCGGCTTACATAATTTGAGATTCACTTAGTTATATTATATCGAAAAAGGAGTGAAACTTAGTTATATTATATCGAAAAAGGAGTGAAAAGGATGATTAATAGAATCAAAATTCCCTGATTAGACCGCACGTATTAATATCAATTAATACGTGCGGTCTTCTTTTTTTATATTTTTTATAAAAAAAATGATGGTGAAAGTATTACTTTCACCATCATTATTATTTTTTTAGGTAGTGGACTCCCAGGTACTTGCAGGTAATACTGCATTCGATGTACCCGTTTCTACTTTTTCTAAAAGCTTACCAGTCTTAACATCATAACTCTTACCATTACCATCATCAACGTCAACAGTAAACCCACTATAGAAGTTAAGCGAGTTAGCAAGCATTTTATATTTTTCAAGTAACTTACAAGCCACAACGTTAATCTGAATCGATTCGTATTTTGTACATGTAAAGTTGATATCAACGTCTACAATATTATGGGTACCTGACTCATAGTTGAATGCATCAGTATTTATACCCTTAGGGAAGCAGTTGGCAAGTAAACAAGCATATTCAACTTTTTCACCAGTGTTATCAGTAGCAACATAGATAAACTCTGCTGTCTGATTAGACTGTTTTCTCTTAATTGAAGGGTCAACTCCATGATAAGTTGCTAAACCTGTTAACAGGTCAGTTGTACCATTAATCCATGTATGAAGAACTTCACGAATAGGTGAACCTGAGAATTCATAAACCTTAACAGTAAATTCATTGGTGCCGTCTTCAGCTGCCATAGGTATTTCAAACTGTTTACCTACATAGCCACCTTTAAGAGGTTCAAAGTTAACAGAAACATCACCTATACCAGAAACTGCGGTATTACCATATTCGAGTATATGCTTAAATATAGCCATCTGAGGAGGCATGAGTTCTGAAACAAATAAAGGTGTTCTAACCATAAATAAACGGCCATAACCGGTCTTAAGAGGATCATACTTTTCAAGTACATCATGAGTGACATTAGTACCGCCTAAAAACAGTGCGTATTCAGTCAGTGATGCATCCTGAAAGGTTTTCATTGAACTGCCGCCACCCTGAATAGAATTGTTGTGACTAATACTATTATTAGTAGAGCTATCTGCCTGTGCATATTGTGCCATATTTTATTTCACCATCCTTCTTACAGCATAACAGTTCCAGTGGTAGAACTATTATTATCAGTGTTAGTGCTTTCATCATATGTTCTCTTATTGATATCAATTTCGAGAATAGCACGCTTCTGAAGACCTCTAAATACAACTGCAACATAACAGTGTAAAATAGAACGATCAAACTCCCACTTATTAACTCTAAATTCTACATCAATTGAAAGAACCTTAGAACCAGTCCAATCAGAGAACTTAGCTTTTTCAAATGCAGAGAAGTGCTCTCTTTCACTTGCATCAGCAAAGTCATAGAGTCTACTATGAATATCTGTTTCAATTATTCTCTTGATTGCATAGAGAGTAAATACATTATTCTCCTCAGAGAGGTCAGTCAGATCAGTCTGTGCTGTTGTCTGAGTAGCTCTCTGGAATACATTATCATCAAGAGTCTCAAAATAGTTGAAGTTATTCTGATACAGCTCTTCCTTGAGATCAGCCTCATAGTCTTCAATAGAGGGCTCGAGAGTATCTCTAATATGACCAGTAAGCTGTGCCTTTGCTTTAACCATAGGAATATGAGTTCCATAGTTAATAACATGATCAGCAAACTGCTGAGCAAGGAAATAAGTAATAGAAACCTTAACTCTCTTCTGAGAAGGAGTTTCTCTTACCATGAAGTGTTGTGTATTCTTCGAGATCAGACAATGATTATCAATACCAGTCTTATCAGAACCTATAGTACTGAATACAGCATAATCACGAATGAGGCTAGCGATATTAGACTTAGAGAACGACTCCATTTCAATACCACAGTCGAGATACAGAGGAGCATCATTTCTTACAACTACAAGTTCTGCAAGAACCTGCTTAACCTCATAACTATAGTTTGCATCAAACCATGCAGTAACAGGAATTCTTCTTGAAGAAAGGATCTTTCTATCGAAAGTACCATTAAATGCATTCTTATAGCATTCATCAATTTCCTGTGCTACCGTCCACTGTGTAACATCAGTAGTGCATTCCTTACCATCTTCATAGTAATACTTGGAAGCATTAGTATTTATAGGTTCAGCACCTTCTGTAACACCATCTTCACGATAATACTTTGTTACAGTAACAGTCTTATCAGGATCAGTATCTTCAACACGAGTAAGTTCACCAGCTTCAATCTTAGCTGTAACTTCTTCTGTGTTAACAACTTCGTCTTCCTTTGTTACAGTCTTGGTTACATAATCACCAACAACTACAGAGATGCCAGTAACTTCACCGATCTTAATCTGTGTTTCAGCATCAAAAGGAACTTCTGTCTTGGTTACATAATCACCAACATTTACGGTGATACCAGTAACATCGCTAATCTTGATCTGTGTTGCAGGATCAAAAGGATCAGCATCATTAGCTACAACTTTAAGAGCACCAGCATCACCAGAAGCTGCTACGGCATATACTGTTTTACCAGTATAGTCATTAGCTACAACTTCGAGTGCACCTTTAGTCGTGGATGTAGCCGTTGCAAATGTAACAACATCAACTTGAACAATTGTGCCATCAGCATTGTAATGTGTATAAACAGGAATAGTAGCTGTACCACTATTGATATAATAGCTATTATCACTTGAATCTACAAATTTAACGATTGTTGCGGGAACTTCAACTTCCTTAGGGAATACAGTTTCTCCCTCTGCATCAACTGCGACGGTCTTCGAAGTTACAATGAATCCATCAGTATCAAGAATTCTGGGATTATCAAAGTAACCATTTGTACCATAGTTTACTCCAACACCCTTTACGTCGCCAAATGAAGACATAAGCTTTGTTGTAGTATAATCTGCAGGGTTTGCACCAGCAGGAATACCACCCTTCGGAACCTCTGAAGGATACATGATACAAGGAAGCAGTTCATTGCTTGCAACCTTCTTTGCGAAGATCGGGTCAAACTCGTCAATGTCAATAATATTATCAGGATCAGAATCCTTTATCATCGACATTAATTTCTGAAGTTCTGATACAGCATCAGAGAGCTTCACATCATTACCGTCAGCATCCTTTGCGATAATACCGGTAGGAACTCTCTCACTACCATTAACCATATTGGTAAGTGACTCTCTGCTAATAGATACGTTTGCAAAAATTTCAGCATACTTAGCAAATGTCTCATCATACTCTGCCTCAAGTAAAGGATTGAGTTCAGTAAGGAATGATACATATGCATCGTATACATCTTCAACACCAGCTTCGTTCATGTAAATATAAACCGGAATATCACCGATGTTGCTATTTTCAAGGATATCATTAATAAGAGTTGATGCATCATACTTAGATGATGAAACAACTGAACCAGTATAGGTTGCAATCTTGTTAAGGCCACCCTCATTGTTCATGATAACAAAATCATACATTTTGATACCATATTCTTTTTCATATGACTTATTTGTGTCAATATGAACAGAGTAGTTATCGCCGTACTTGCCTCTACCAGCAACACGGATACCCATAACAGGAGCCTGAGTGTATCCCTCGTTATCAATATACTTATCATTAACTAACTCTGTGCCATCAAGTTCAACATACTTCTTATTGAATGTTTTAGCATCACTGATACCTTCAAGGAACTTAACTGTGAACTTCAGACGGAAGCGTCTTTCACTAGCCTTAACAGTATCATTAGTTTCGTCAGCCTTATAATACAGAGAAATAACTGCATTAGAATATGTAGCATTCTCAGGCATTACACGCATACCCCATACATAAGTATTGGGCTTTCTCAGAAGTGCCAGAGGCATCATCAGAGGCTGACCATATTTCTTATAATTAGAAGTGCCATATGTCGATACAAAACTATCGTACGACGTTTTTCTTACAAATACATTGTCCACACCCTTAGATGAAACGAACGGAAATGCATAAGTTACTGAAGGATCAATTCTAGTATCGATATTTGTCTCAGCAACCTTTGTATTATCATTGATTACAGTTTCAACGTACGGATATGAGTACTTAGGTACTATCTGTATAGATTGCGGCATAATCTATAAACCTCCTTTTAAATTTTTTATTAGTTATAGATTTTATAAAGTCTATAAATTATAGATTTTATATATTTGTTTTGAGGATTTATATAGGTTTTACTATAAAAAAAATACTCATCACATTTTAATGATTTGTTCAATTGGGGACTGAGCTTCTGGGATCTTATCTCTAGACCTATTTAAAGATGAAGTAATCATACTGTCAATATCTTCAAACGTTACTGCGGTGAAAGTTGACGTGTATTGGCATATCTGTCGAACTGATGCCATTTTATAATCATATAACGATACACCTTTAGGGTCTTTACCAATTACATGAGCAAATTTACTTGACGGATTATTTTTATCACGATATGATGCTGATAATATTAGTTCTTCAATAACTGAAGGAACACCGAGATTTACACCATTCATTTGTTGATTTTTTCTCCATAGAGTAATAGACTTATCATATGGAACCGATGCAGGTATTTTACCTTTAAGAATAAAGTCCAGATAAGTTTCAGCGTTTGTACTATCCTCAATAACCGAACTTTCCATAACTTTATTACCATGGAAGAATTTTAAAACCTTACATGATACTGGAACAGGTTCTCCGGGTAATTCAACTCTTCGTATTTCATAGTCATAGACATAAATGTTTATCCATGACGGAAGATTCAATATCTTCATTTCTTTTAATTGACCATTCTCATAAAAACCTATATTAAATATTCCAAGAACTTTAATAACTTGACCAGCATCTTCTGCAAATTTACCTGATGTATCAAAATAATCCATTGGTATATAAAACTCACAGTATGGTCTTTCAAGATAAATAAATTTTTGGTCTGATCTAAAATAACTACTCATTTTTTATACCTCCTTTCACAAGAAGAGTTCTTAAGATTCTGTTTTATTTATCAATGATAATACAAAAAAAGAGAGATGAAGATATTGTCTTCATCTCTCTAAAAAATACTATATATTTATTCTTCTATGTTGTCAGTTACTGAATTTTCGGGCTCATCAAAAGCCTCATCAGTAACGGTATCATCAATATCATTTTCTTCTTTCTTCTCAGGAAGCTGTTCCTTTATCATTTTATCAAGTGACTCATTCAAGTACTGTTGAAGTTCATCAGCAGATGCATTGGGATCATAATCAGTTATCTTCATTTCATTCATTTTATTAATAAGGAGTTCACGCCTCTCCTTATTGTAACGATTATCTGATTCAATTCTTGTTGAATGATTAGGTGCTGTTTCATTATTTTTCTCAAAATATTCTCTATATTCATCAAAGTAAGATACAACCTTTCTGATTATAGAAACAAAATTATCCTCTGATGTAGTTGAATCAAATCTATGATAAATAAGATTTGTCATAGATGTTACCATGGCATGTACATAGAGCTTATCAGTCTTATTATATGGATCATAATGAACAACTGCTCTCATAAATATAAACAGGAAAAGATTATTAAAACAATGGTATTCTTCCTCAAGGAAATTCTCCTCAAGATTTAAGAAATATCTATAAAGCTTATGGTCAAAACCAAACTTAATAATTTTCTTTTTATATCTATCAACAATTTCTTTTCCAAGTTTCGCATCAAAAAATGCATTCTTAATTGATTTAATTTCTTTAGAACCTATTGAATTAAATCTTTCGAAAATAAATGAAAGAGTTTGTGATGCTTCTATTGCATTTATTTCTCGCATCATCTTTCTTTTTTTACCCTCGTCAGACTCCTTTTCAACAGCTTCTTTTAATGTATTAAGACGCTGAATTCTAACTTCTTTTGCTTTAGATGATGATGCATAATTAAAATATTCTTCAAGTATTTCTTTCGAATCTTTACGAATATTATCAGCCTCAATCTTAGCCGAAAGAATATTTAATGAAGTCTCTTTAACTGCATCCATAACTTCTAATGGATCATGTTCATCGTTGATATTAACATTATATTTATGAGCTTTAAGAAATTTTGCAGCATCTTCTTTACTCATTTCCTTTATATCATTTTTAGTTATTGGAATTATATCTATAAGCGTTTCCGGCTTAAGATCATATGCAGTATGAATTGTCTCTTCACCTAAAGACTTCAATGTTTTATACTGATCTTCCATTTCATTAATAAGATCAACTATAACCTTATAATTCATAGGATTAGATTCATTTTCCTCTGAATTGATAATTTCTGAGTTAATGGTATTTTCTTCAATAGACATAATCATGTCTCCTTTCAATAAAGAATTATAGTAACGTTATAATGATAATAAAACCGTATATTCAAAGTAAATACATATATATTATTTTTTTGCATAAAAATAATACAAATAAAAAATAATGGTTTTAGAGGATACGAACCATTATTCGTATTATTATCTATTTACGGGATACTTAAAAAAATAAGGAGGTGGATAAAATGTATCCTGATTTTAACGACACAGACATCGTGATTGAATAATTTCAATCACAACATGAAACCGTAAATAGATATGTAAAAAGATACAATATAATCGAAAGTAAAGATTATATTGTATCTTTTTTTTGTTAAAATCCGTTTATACTATTAAAAAAGCTCAGATCTATAGAACCATTTGTATCATCGTCCATCTGTTCGATTATTTCTCCAGGTGTATTATTATAAACCGTGTTTTGAATTTCACCAGCTTTTACCAGTTTATACGTATCTTTCTGTGCTTTAATAGCAGCTTCTTTCATTAACTGTTCCCATTGTTTCTGCTGTTCTATCTGTTGCTCTTGTTTTTTTACCGACTCTATCAACCTAGGATCAACCAATGATGGATCGATTTCAGAAGCATGTTTCAATCCTTTATTCTGTTCATCTTCGTTTAATTTACCTTTAATAATTCCAAATACCGGGAGATTATTACCATGATAGTAAACATAAAGGCACATTAGATAGCTCATTACAGAGTCATCATGAACAATATAGACTATATCATCATCTTCATATTCTATTATCAAATATGAAGAGCTCCCCATTTCGTTTTAATAGAATTACATATGGCTAATATCACCATAAAACTAACCTATAAATAGGCACTACTCTACTCACTTCTTTACTTAAGTATTTCTCTTAAGCTATGCTTTCGATAGTCGTTGAACCTTGCTCTTAATAAGAGCCTTGGCTGCGGATTGTCTCTATTCTTAACCTTTTTACTATACCTAAGGAATTACCCTTCGCCACTAATATAAATATTAGTTTAGTAGTTAAGACCTAACGAGAGTTCCCCGCAATTAAAGGAGTTTATCCCGGTCCTCATGATGACTGTTTTTAATTTTTGATTTTATATATTTAACTCGTCCCCTATTAAGTTCGGTATATTCCCAACCCATTTTTATCACCGTCTCTTTAACAGAATGATTTTTTAATAATCTTTCAATTTTTTTTATTTCTTCATATGATAAAATGGAACTGAATTTTCTAATCTTTGGGAAATTGTAATTTTTACTAATAGATTTCCAGGTATCTCCACGCCTTATGTGTAATATAAAATCATACCCATATCCATATTTAGCTTGGATTTTTTTAGGTGACATACCGGATTCTAAAAGTTCACATACTTTTTTAACATCTTGCTTTGTATGTGTAGATAAATTACATGTTTCAGAACCAACTATATTTGGACTTTTTAAACCATTTTTATATGCCCTAGAATTATTTTCTGAATAGGTACACCATTCTAAATTGTCTAATTTATAATTCATTTTATTTCCATCCAGATGATCTATCACAGAATAATTGTGAGGATTTTCAATAAATGCGTTAGCAACTAGTCGGTGTATGGTTTTAGTTTTATATTTACCTTTTTTACCTAGTTGTATATTGATAGCCGGATATTGTAAACTTCTGGAGGATGGATTCATGTTAATCTTAAGTTTTTTATTAGTCTTAATATTATATACATTTCCATCCTGTGTTATCATATAATTCGTATCTTTATCATTTATAGTTATTATTTTACCAATGACACCATTTTCGAGTAATATTAATGATGAATAAAAACACGAATCATAATTTCTGATAATATAAATATATGACATTAAATCAACTCCTATTAAATAATTATTGACTTGTTGTGCATGTATTTATCCAGATTACATTTTTTTTGAACCGGGTCCGGCTTCAATTTTACCAGATGATGTCCTTATCAATCTCGATATATCTCTTGTTATGTTTTGAGTAATAAATTTTTCTTTATATTCTTGAACATGTCTTACTAGAATAGCCATCATATCTTCACGAGATTTGGTACCTGTATAAACTCCATAATATGATTTCATTGATGCTTGTTTTTTAAGCATGGATTCAATAGTACCAGATGCTATCGCATTATCTTCAACTAAATCTTTAGCTCTATCATAATAAAGATTTGCACGTATTCTACTATTAAGAAGATGGTCTATAATAGAATCACCAACACTATTTCTTTCGATACATAATACTGCTCTAGGTAAAATACTTATTAGTTCTATAAGCAATGCCTCAAATTTTGTTTCACCAATATATGAACATTCAAATTCAGCTTCTACTTCTAACGTATATGGATTTAATATTGTAATAGCATTATTATCTCCGTTAGTTCCCGTTGAACAGTCAACGCCGATAAGATAAGCTGTGCGTGGATTGAGTTTTTTGTATATATCAAATCTATAATATTCAAGTAACCACATTTCATCTATTGGTTTATGAGCAATCTCAATAAGATATTGAATATCTTCTTGATTAAATGGAGAAAGTGATGAACCGTGTAATCTTTGAAGTAGTATTTCACGTCTTACTGTCAAGGGATCTCCAATTTTAGCAGATATATTTTTTAACCAATCTTCAGTTAGTCCTATTTGATAATACTGATATTCTATATAAAGAATCTTGTTACAATCTTTACCTTGTGAATCTATGTATTCCTGTATTTCTTCTTCGGTCATATCATAAAGACGTTCGGTCCATTTAGCAGTCTTATCTAAAATCTCCTGTGCCTCTTGACCAGCGGGTGAATCAAGATCTCCAGGTGTGCTAGTAAATATACGAGCATACATAGCACCATTCGCTTTAGCTCTAGCTGCTGCAGTTTCATATGTGGATACTGAGTTTGCTACTATAGTTTTTATATGAGGTGTAAACTCAGCCTCATCGAAATGCTGTATTGGCGATGTAAGACCTCTAGCTAATGATAATGCTGTATCATATGATGTTGCTTTAGCTTTAGTGATAATAGTATTACCATTTATAGGATGTCCCATTTTTGTAGCATTATTAGTTGCTTTTGTAACCTTGCCATCATCATCAGTAAATGATTCAAATCTTAAATATTCAGGTAAAAATCTTATTTGGTCACCAGTTCTCTTAAGATTTGTTTTACTATCTTCACCTGATTTATTTATGTATATAAATTGAGATTGTGAAGTACCAAATGAGTACATCCATGTTTCCATAGCAATTGCTGACTGCGTTTTACCTTGTTGACGTGTTAAATTTAACCACGAGTCTAAACCATGTAAAATACACCATGCCTGTGCAATATTACCTCTATTTGCCTTATATGGCACAGCAGTACCACCTGGATCAGGAATTCTGGATATTTCACGAAGATAATACCAAGGATTTCTCATACATTCTGTCATAATTCTAGTTATTTGATCTTGCGTTAAATTAGTATGACCATCAGGTCCAACAGAGAACGGGTTAATATTTACCAAACTATAATCATATATCTCAAGCATAAAATAGCAATTTTTGATTCCAACTGTTTGTAAATCTTTTGCAACCTGCAAAAATGACCTATTCTGTGTTCCTAAGTCATATAACTTATCATCTATTCTTGCAATACGAGATTTAGCCATATTTTTCTCCTTTCAAAAAATATTGATTATAATAAAGTATTTATGTTTAAAAAATAAACGATACGAATGGTATGTCAATCCATTCGTATCGTTTAAATATTAAGATAAAACTTCGGAGGTACTTTTTATATTTTTGTTCTATTCATCAATTATCACGCATATACTATTTTTCAGATGATTCTGAATAAACTGTTGATGTGTAAACTTTTCACCATCATCTTCTTTTGATATATATTCAGTTGTAATCTTGGGTATCAAATCAAGAATATAATATCCAATATCACTATCACATATATCATGAATATTAACTTCAAATGCTATATGAGTATCATTTGGCATAGTTTTCTTAAGTGTACTTAAAATCTTACAAAGATGTTTATTTTTGCCTACAGAGAATCCAAAATAGTTTCCAAAATATTTTGTCTCATCATCATTCTTAAAATTGATATTGTCAATCCCACAAGATAATGATTTATTAATATTTCCTGCAGTAATAGCATGATAAAAATTCATAGTAAGTAGTCTTGGTATTACAGCGCTATTAATGCTTGAATATGTTTCGAAATCATCCTGTAAATCACTAAGATGATTTACAATATCATTTTCATCGGTTATGATGTGCATATAAGGTGTACTATTATAATGAAACAGAAAATCATAAAGACAAAGTAATTGTAGCGTTACTATTCGCATTTCTGATTTCTTTGTATCACCAACTACAAAAAAAGGTATCTTATTTTCGTAACACCAAATCATGAGTAATGATGTTTTATTTAGAGGAAATTGCATTGAATGATCATACGTACTGTCTTGCCCTATAATTGGTATACGCACAATCTCTCTAAAGAAAAACCATATATTTTTTTTACATTCTGATAGAATCATATCATAATAACTTCGTCCAGATATTGGGTCTGATTCTGGCATATTTTGATAATCAAAATCTAGTAACGATTTATTCTCAGTTTTGAGTATTTCTGATGAACCAACATAGTTTATTCCTTTATCCTGTAGTTCATAAAACATATTCTGAAATGTTTTATTTTTAGTATTTTTATCAATATACATATTATACACTTCCTATTTAAAAAATTTTAAAGAAGTGTATTAGATAATTTTCATATTTATACACAAAAAAAAAACAAATTGATAAAGTTATTATACTTGAAAGGACTGATTCTTAATGACTACTAATATTATTGATGATATTATATTTGAAAAATATAATGAAGGTAAGTTATCTGAAGATAAGATGCTACTTTTATTAGAAGCAAGTAATACAAATAAAGAAGAAATAAAAAGAATAAAAGAAAAGATAAAGAAGAAAGAAAAACTTAGTGAAGCCGAGAAAAAGAAATATGAAATGTATAAAAAGTCAAGAAATAAAAAGATAGCAATTGGCGTTGGTATTGGTGCTGCTGGTATAGCTGCTGCTGGTATAGCTGTAAATCATCGTCTAAAAGAAGAAGATAAAGCTTTACAAGAACAAATTAAACGGTTTCATGAGCACGATGAACAAGAAAGAAAGAAGCGTGAAAAAGAAAGATTAGAACTAAAGGAACAGGAAAGAAAAAAACGAGATGAAAATGAAAGAATTAGAAATGATAACGCTGATTTGATTAACCAACTTCAAAAAGAAATAAGGATGTATACCAGAGATTTATATGCTAATAAAGAGCTCCTTAGAAAAATCGAAAACCAACTTGATGAAACAGATAAAGAAATTAATAACATGAGGAATAAGATGGGTCCTAATGAGGCAGTAAATAGCGTATATAAAGATACGATAGCTGGTCTTGAACGTTCAAAAGAACGTATATATAAAGCTTATAATGAAACTAAAAAAGATATAGAGAAATGTGAAACGGAAATATGGAGACGTAATAACAAGTTAGACAAAATTAATCCATAAAAAATAGATTGATAAGCAATAAAAAACTTTTTAATCAATTTATATAATTTGTGGTTACTAAATAAAAAATAAGCTAGGAGAATTTAATTCTCCTAGCTTATTTTTTTATATAATTAATTATTTTTAGTTAATCTAGTTATTAAATCAACCCAGACGCTTTTCCTTTATATAACTCCTTATTAATTCCATTTAAGATATTTATTATTATACGTGTTAAAAAACTTGAAATTTTCTTTACGAATTCAGAAAATTTAGCGGTAACCTTTTGCATTACACTTATTTTCTTATTAGCCGTGCCAGATTCATCTATCTTCTTATTATCCGTGCCAGATTCATTAATCTCAACATCATTAACTTTAGCTTCTGTTTGTTTCTGTAATTTACGAACATGTTTATCAGCATCTTCCATCATAGCTGTTAAACGTTTATTATTCTCTTCGATGATTGACATATCACAGCATATTCCAATAGACTGCCAATCTTCAGTCGAGAAATTGAAAAATACATCACCATTAACAATATCTTTTAATACAAGAATAGATTCAGATTCTTTTTCATACTTAGAAAATATTTCATCAGCTTCAGAAGCGGATGAGCTATTTAAAATAGCAGTTGCAGACTTTTCGGTTAATCGTGATATTTTAACATATGCATCTTCAGCATTTTTTATCTTTTTCATTACATGTTTAGCTATATCCTTGTTCATTGTTCCACTTTTAACCATATCTTTAAGCTGTTCTTTTTTAATCTTATTTAATTCTTTAAATCCCTTTTTCAGTTTTATATCAGCCATTTTTTCTCGAATGGATGTAATACACTTATTAATAAAATCACGAATAGCCTTAATTATAGCGTTAAATGTTTTCTTAATCTTCTCTTTAACTTCAGCAGTACCTTCATACATAACACTTTCTGAATATATAGCAGACTCGACAGTATAAACGCCCAGGGCATATTCAAAGAATGTATTAATCTTAGCAAGATTAATATCAAATTCTTTCTCATAAATAGATAATTCTTTCATGATTATAAACACTCCTTGTTTAAAAATATTTATATTATTGTCATTTTTATCCCATCACTGAAGAAATTATATTTTTTAATCAATTCATGTAACTTGCGGTTACTAAATAAAAAATAAGCTAAGAGAATTAAATTCTCTTAGCTTATTCTTTTTTACAATTAATTATCTTCAGTCTCAGTCTGTTTTGTTTGTCTTGATTGTCTTGATTGTTTAGTTTGTTTAGTTTTTAACACGTAACCTTTCCTTTCAGTTAAAACCATATTAATTCCACGCATGATATTTATTGTTATACGTGTTAAAAGGCTTGAAATTTTCTTTACAATTTCAGAAAATTTAGCGGCAATCTTTTGTATTACAACTATCTTCTCATTAGCTACACCAGAATCATCAATCTCAGCATCATCAACTTTAGATTCTGCCTGTTCCTTTAATTTTTGAACATGATCGTTGGCATCACGCATCATAGCTGTTAAACGTTTATTATTCCCTTCAATGATTGACATATCACAGTATATTCCAATAGCCTGCCAATCCCTAGATGTATATCTATCAAATACACTAACATCACCAGTAATTTGTTCTGATTTAAGAATAGATTCGCGCTCTTTTTCATACTTAGCTAATATTTCATCAGCTTCAGCAATGGATGAACTATTTAAAGTATCAGCTACAGACTTTTCGGTTAATCGTGATATTTTAACGTATGCATCTTCAGCATTTTTTATCATTTTCATTATATCTTTAGCGGCATCCTTGTTCATTTTTCCACTTTTAATCATATCTTTAAACTGTTCTTTTTTAATCTTGTTAAATTCTTTAAAACCTTTTTTCAGTTTTGCGTCAGCCATCTTTTCTCGAATAGATTCGATACACTTATTGATAAATTCACGAATAGCCTTAATTATGGCATCAAATGTTCTCTTAATTTTCTCTTTAACCTCAGCGGTACCTTCATATATGACACTTTCTGAATATATAGCAGACTCTGCAGCGTAAACGCCGAAAGCATATTCAAAGAATGTATTAATCTTACCAAGGTTAATATCGAATTCTTTTTCATAAATAGTTAATTCTTTCATGGTTATAAACACTCCTTATTTAAAAATATTTATATTATTGTCATTTTTTTATCCATCATAGTTTTCAGGCCATGCAATTAATAATCCCCGCTGTCTTTCGGGAATTCTAAATGCCATTGCATTAGCTCTAGACTGAAGTAGTTTCTTTTTAATCATTTCAAGTTGTTCAATAGAATATGGTATGATATATTTCTTTGAAAGTTTTGGGTCATTAAGTATAGATATATAATATTCAACTATATCTAACTTACTATGAATATAACTTACTATCATCATCTTATCAGACTCAGATTTAATTTCTTGAATCTTTATATCTATATAATCAAAAGTCGCAGGATCAATTTTTTCCAGTTTTCGCGTTAAAAGACTCTCTGTTGTATATATAAGATATTCAACTCTTTCATTCATACAGCGAAGTTTCTTTTCACTACTCATTGAACTATCTTCATGCTCCTGAAAAAATGTATTATAGAAATCAGTTATAACACTTTCAATATACGGACTAGCACATTCTTTCTTAAGTGATATAAGATTTCTTTTCATTAATTGATCTTGGCGTGTTCTGAGCTGATCAATAGTTTCCATAGAAAATTTTGTTACAGCTGCCATATCTTTATCAGGATTGCCTTTGGGATACATATTCGATTTGAGTAATTTGTTCAATACACTAAATAATTCTTTGCTATATCCCATTTTCTTAGCAAACTTATCAGCCTTTAATTCAAATTTAATTGAATCCTTTGATTTACCGTCAGCTACACAAGCATTAAGAATAGGAAGAGATAAAATTTTTCTAAAGAATTGATCTTTAAGTAGTATTTTATTTTCCATATGTGACTGAGCAATCTCATATTGAAGAATGGTCGTTACTCTGTATGGTACAGAATTAGAGAATACTACATGACCAATCTCATGCATTAATAAAGCCGTTAGTTCTCTAGGAGTAAATTCTATCACAGTTTTATCAAAAATACGTTCATCAATTTCTATAACCCAGTTTGTATTCTTTTCCCATATCTTTCTTATAATATCATCCTTTTTATTACCATCTGATGATACTACATTTATTATTTTACTAATAGTATCCATCTCAGGAAATACTGACATAATAAAAAATGGAGACATTTTACCATTAACAGGGCTAACTACATTGATAGTAAATTTTCCTTTAAAACATTCAGCAAGAGATTTCTCTATAATTTCAACGGCTGCTTTATTATGCGGGTCTTCTATTAGGACTGAAAAAGCTTGATCTATAGAGAGAAATTTATCTTTATTTAAAGAGAAATTCATTATTATAAACAACTCCTTTCATCATAGAAATCATTATAATAACGTTATCGTAAAAAAAGGTCATAATCTTATAGATTATGACCTTTTGATTTTACTTATAAATTATTTTTTTTACAACTGCATTAATTCAGATTAATACAATTCTTCTGTATTAGTAAACATACGCTGAGCTGGATACCCTACCAAAAAAAAATTTCAAAAACAAGCTAAGTTATCCCATATTTAGAACGCAAAAATTGCAAGTTTTGGGCTATTTGTTCATTAGTGTGTGCAGAATATGCCACTGCCACAGCTAATAGTGTTGAATTAGGACCACTAATAGAATCGTCCATTCTAGTAGTCAGTAGGATTCGATAATATATTCCAGTTGACGGTAAGGTGACAGTAAACGTTCCAGCGACTGTTCCGTCATCTTTTATAGCCTCAACAAAATTGTTTTCTGGAGTAAATCTCATTACAAAGCATGCTTTACCTAGGTCAGCTGGTGTTGCGGTAACATATTCAGGTCTTCCTTCTGAGCGAGCGTCAGGCTCAAAAAGTCCATTCACGAGGAAATTGTTGCCATTTGAAAACATCGCACCGTTTTCGTCGTTGAAATCAGTTCCATTTGTAGATGACATTATAGTTAGTAGTGCTGTCCATCCAGATGTCCTGTTAGGGGTGAAAGCTCCAACGATGTATATTGTAAACCCAGTCGTAAGTATATTATTTGAAATGTTGATTGTGGAATCGGAATACACACCACCATTGGAAACATATGACCATCTTCTTTGCGACGTTCCTTTTTCAAAACGTCTTCCGCTGATATTGTCGTTCCACGACATGTCATAAGGGTTATAATCTTCACTATAAAGAAGAATTGCTACATCATTCATCACGGGTAGCGGATTCTGTTCGCTACCGGAGAATATAGGAGTATCTCCTAAATATAACTTAGCTTTACTATCGCCTAATAAAATCGCCATCATTCAGTCACCTCCTGTGTCCAATTTCCGTTAACCATTTTATAATTATCTATATCGCTCCACCCGCTCCAACTATTGTATTCTGTATACATTTGCGACGGCTTAGTTGCCCCGTCATAGTCGATGATGTTAGTTCCCTTGGACGTCGGTATGCTCACGCCTGCCTGCTCCATGCTGATAGTATCAGCATAGTTATCAATCTTCATCAGTGGCTCGTTTACTATGCCTGTTTCAGGTTCTGCGAGGACATACCAAATTGTGACTGGTGTTCCTGCGGCGTATTGGGCGGCGAGGTAGGCGTTGAAGTCAGCTAATGTGGTGATTGCCTCATCTTTTATGCAGAACTGCGCACCGGTTGCCTGCCAATTGATGTATATGGTGTTGTTTGGTATATTGTCAATTGGTTCTCCGTCATATATGCTCTGATAATGAGTGCAGAAACATGGCGTAATTCTCAGACCGCCAGCAAGGGCGCTCGAAACTGTAAAAACATATCGGGAATACTGTGGCTGGTAATCATATTTCTCCCTCCCAGTCAGCACCAACTTCTTAATCCTTCTCGTTGTCTCCACTTCTCCGAGATAAATGTTAGTTACGGTAGAATTGCTGAGTATTGGGAGTTTGTAGCCGTATGGTATGTATGACGTTGGAGGGGTTGAACCTTCGGTGAGCATAAAGGTGTTTACATCGATATACACATATCCCGATGAGTAATAGCAACATATACTCTTGACGGTTTTTCCCGATGCTGTTACATAATTATATTTGTGCCAATTACCGTCGTTAATATAACTAGGCAACTGAACTGCAGTACCGTCCGTATATTGTACTTGTATAGTGCTTGCTCTACTAAGATTTGACGGTCGCATATATTCAAGGGATAATGTATACACGGTCGATTCTTTAAAATTGGTTTTAAACATATACTTGGTGTCGTACTCGCCGTAGCCAATGTTAGCCCAAGCATACAAGCAAGTTCTACCGTCAACCTGTGTTATATAAACGTCAGCCATTGCTGCTCTTCTCACAAAATCCTCAGCCCAACCAGTGAAAACAAGATTCTCTGTTCTCTCACCGCACCCAATCGGTATAATCGGATTCTCAGGCGTGGGTGTGCCTGTCTGCTCGGTGTTTCCGTATATCCGATAATCAAGCAGTGAGTTCCCATCGGTGGTTATCGTTATTGGTAACGCTCCCGTGTATTCAGTAATTTTTGATGCAGTATACTTCTTTGCTTTTATTGGTTCCCATACTGTTTCGCCATTGACAGTTTTCTTAATTTTAAACCCCATTACTCCACCCCACTCCTATTGACCCATCGGGAATATCGGTATCTGTTGGTTCTGTGGAAGAAATATATAATCTTAATCCGTTCTTTAACTCAATATAATTAGCGTTTGATTTACTAATTCCGTTTGTGGCGGTTTCAATAGGTTCCAATCGGTCATTGATTTCCTTTTTTGTATATCCACCACCGCCACCATAAGCAACGCCATTTCTAACAATCTGTCCCATTATTCATCCACCTCCT